GGAGACACCAGTGCTTGACAGATCGCAATATTGACAAGCTGAATGAATTTATCAAGACTGTTCATTATACTGGCACGTTGAAATATTCGGTTCCAGAGCTATTTAACTTTATTTATGAAGGTTTAAACCTTCCCGGCCATGTCAACGTTCCATCGAAAATGTACTGTTCTGAATTTTGCGAGATTGTTTTAAATTCGGTTAGTTTGAGCTGGTCAAAATTTCCATTGAGATCAAGAAATGATCAACCATCCGGAGTTGCACCTTGCGAGATACAGTTTGGTGGAGCTATGCGGGTTTGGGATGAAAGGGTTTAAAATTAAAATGTGGATTGTCATTCTATTATGTGTTATCGCGTTTTTGTCAATAACTGCTTTTATTGTGTTCAAGTTCTTCAAAACGTTGAACGAGATAATTTCGCATGAAGAAAAATGACAATCGCATTTTATACAAATGTCAATGCGGATTTGAATGGATAACTTCTGAAAAAGGTAATGTTCTTTGTGGTTGTTGCGGGAAGGAAATGACAAGTGCTGTTCAGATTGAAGAATTTAAAGAACTGGATTGTGTGGAAGTTGACTTGCCTGAAATGGTTTGTTATTGACTGGATTAATGGGAAATGAAATACAAATCAATAGCAGAATGGGGCGATTTTACAACTGAAGATACGCATGATACGCAAGATCAGGCCGAATCAGTTTGTCGCATACTGGAAAGAGACGGTTTTGGCGGTCAAGGAAAAGTCTTTCCAAAAAGTACAAGGGTTGAACCTGTTGATGTAGTTGCAATTGTTTGCACTGATCAAAAATTAATTGCATTGACACAAGAAAATATTGATGATATATGCGACAGAATAAACATGGCTACTTCTGACTTGTTTGGAATAAAATTATAATGCACATTAAAAACCCACAGCAGCTTGAAATATTTCCAATGAATCCAGATTTAAAAAATCAGATCCGGGCTCATTTCGAGGTTCGTTCAGACAAAATTACCAAGCCTTCAAAGTTTAGAAACAAGAAAGTTATAATTGACGGAATCACATTTGATTCGAAGCGGGAGGGACAAGGGTACAGGCAATTAAAAGCACTTAAAACAGTTGGAATAATTAAGGAATTAAAATTACAAGTTCCATTTCAGATTGGATTAAACGGGAAAAAGATTTGTAAGTATTACGCTGATTTTGTTGCTGTTTATGCAGATGGTAGACAGGAGGTGATTGATTACAAGGGAATGAAAACACCTGTTTACAATTTGAAAAAGAAGCTTGTTGAGGCTATGTTTGGTATTAAGATAATAGAGAGGTGAGTATGAATGTTTTTGAAGTGATTATTGATGGCAACGAGACTTCTTTGCAAATAGTTAATGCACTGAGAGATAAAAACATCAATGTAAAAGATGCAAATAAAACTACACTAATTCAACAAAGAACTGGGATATTAAAGAGCCCTTCTGATTTTGTTCAAGGTGCAAAATATATTGAATTTGATGGATTTGGCCTGCACAGCAGCGATGTAAACATAGGGAAAAGAGTTCCTATTGATATGCCTGAAGTGTGCTACAGAGATATAGAGCCTGCAACAATTGATAAGAATGCTATTAAAAAAGGCTCAATAGTAGCTCTGTCAAGCAACGGTTTACGATATTGCGGGGTTGTTGACTCAGTATCAGGCGATTCAATCACTTTAAAAATATGCTATACTTCTAATAATTTAGTTTGTGTTAATTTTGAAGATATTGCATTGATAAAGTGCATAGATTTCCCTTTGGTAAAATAGAAAGAGCAACAATGACCGAACAAATTAAAAACGAACCTGAAAAGGTTGAGTCAGTTAAAGAATGTGTTAAGTGTGGAGCAAAACAGATCAATGGCAAATGGTATCATATCAGTCGTGTTCCATCGCATAAGCCAATTTATCAGCACGATCTGTGTTTGGATTGTAGAAAGAAGGTTGGAAAGTGAGCAATCTTGTTTTGATCAATAAAGAAAGCTTGATCGGTGCGCCATGTATTAGCATAAAGCAACCTTGGGCATGGGCTATACTTAACGCAAGCAAGGACATTGAGAATCGAGACTGGTCAACAAAGTTCAGAGGTAGAATATTAATTCATGCAGGAAAAAAGCCAGAGTTAGACGATTTTCCTTTTGTTAAACAAAATTGCGACAATCCACTTGCCATTCACAACTGGTATAAATTTATAACAGATCAGCCGTTAGGTGCAATTGTTGGAAGTGTTACAATTACAAATTGCGTTGAACATAGTAGTAGCAAGTGGTTTTTTGGTAGGTACGGATTTGTTTTAAGTGAGCCAAGATCATTTATTCCAGTTCCGTACAAGGGGCAATTGGGAATATTTAAAATTACTAAGGAGGGGCTTGGATTGTGAAAAAGTCACTTTGTAAAATTGGACTTAAACCTGCAAGAAAATGGATGTATGGACTAATTGTTTTAACTGGAAGGGTTCAAGGTATTGGAAAAGAATATGGTAAGCAAAATATTGCTAATCTGAGAAGGTTTCTTAGGGGTAGCATAGGGTTTAAAAAATGAAACCTTCCCAGCTCGCAAAACTTTACAAAATCGGCAGACGTTCAATTGTAAAGGAATTAAAAAAAGGCAATTGGGGTGCAGTTTACTTAGTCGGATTTAGACAAAGCGGGTGGAGCGCAAACAATCCCCCTACTAAGCTTGGAGTAATGACACCTTACGAAATTGCATCGATCTTGGGACTGTCTGATATAACCGTTCGGGATTGGTGCAAATCTGGTAAGGTTAAAGCGTTCAAAATTGGTGACAAATGGAGAATATATATGGATGATGGATTGAGAATAATTCGGAATCGGGGGTGCGTGTGAGTGAAATTGGAAAGTGCAAATATTCGAATAGTATTGCATGTCATCATAGCGATCAATGCGAAATATGCAAACACAGGCCAACATATATGATCACTTGCAAGCATTATGATGAAAAAATATGCAATGTTGATAGTTGTAATAAAAGATGTGTTTATTATCCACACAACATACCTCTAGCTGCTCCGATGGGTGGCACTGGTGAGTCGTCAAGTTGTTGTTCAAGTTACGAATCTATGTGCATTAATGAAGGTCGGTGCAAATTCAACTACAATACTATCTGTCCAGCTTCTAAAACTTGTACAGAACAAAATTATGCGTCTTGTGGAAACCGCGTAATATATGCAAGTAAATTGGCAGAACAGGAAAAGCAGAAGTTTTTAGATTCTGCAAAAAATATGCCAGCTGGTAAAATTCAATTGTTAGAGCCAGTCGAAACACTTGACAAGCCCACACTCGGAGCAAGACTAAAATATATCTACATAGAACATCGAGTTACTGAACTGTGTGAAGCTATTGCACGGGCGAATAATCACAGTGTAAGGGTTGAGTGGTGTAGTGAGCTTGGGGAATGGTTGAGGATGTTGGAGGGTGCTACAAAATGAAAAATATAAAGACAGTCCATATTGTTGAAAATGTTTCTTCCAGCGACCTTTTAAAGTCAAAAGAAGAACTTGCTTTTATGGTAGCTTCGGCAAGGGTTGTTATTCGTGATTTAAAAAACACCATTGCCGAACTGGATTGCAATCTAATCACTTCACTTCGAAAAAATGAACGCCTGATTGATTCGTTCAAATCCTTAAAAAAATCATTCTGGAACCGGTTGAAATTCTTGTTTTGTATAAGGGGGTATTTGTGATTGACAGAATTACTAAAATAACACTCGTTTCTATTCTGCTATGTGCCATCCTGTTTTGCATTGGAGCGGTGATTTACAAAGACATTCAGATTAAGAATAAATTTAAATCGTCTGCCGAATCAAAATCTGTTCCTGCCAAGTGCATCGTAGTTGATAAAATGCACGGTGTGAGCAATAATTATTCGCACTGGATTGTTGTTTTTAAGTCAGAAAACTCTTTTGGTTATCGAAGGAGTATTGATTTGTTTTATTCGTGTGAAATTGGTGACACTGTTGAGATTGCGAGGTGAGTCATGACTAAAACCTATTCCCTAACAGTCAAAACAACTCGAACCGGACTATCTGAGGCTGATGTTGATAAATGCATAGCTCAGTATCAAAATACTCCGAAGTTGAAAGGCCGGGTTGATTATAAGTCGCTTCTTGTGAATGGTAAATCTGTGACCAGCACAAAAGAAGATGGGTATGTTATTGTAACTGAATTAACTATTGAGAGGGATAAATGATAGAAATAGACATTCGCGATTTCGTTCCGAAAGAAGTCTATGCTGCAATTGGCGATTCGTCAATTAATTTGATTACACCGTTTTTGTTGACAACCTACATGGAGCTCAACAGCGTGCTTTCAAATCACTATAATTCACCAGTAGAAATAGTGATCAACAATTGGCATAAAGACGGCAAATTGCAATTCAGAGGTTACCGGCCAGATTCGTGTCCGATCGGTGCGAAATTCTCTCAGCACAAAAAAGGAAATGCGATTGATTTTAATGTATGTGTTGACGGACAGCTAAAATCAGACGAAGAGATCAGGAAGATAATCATTGCAAATTGTAAAGAATTTACTTTTCTGACTCGAATTGAATCTGGTACAGTAGGATGGGTACATGTTGATTGTTTTTCTGCACAGAATCGAAAGAAAGGTGATGCTTTCATCATTTTTAAACCATGATCGGGATACAGCAGACACTATTTGAATCAGAAAAGCATCATTATTGTCACTGGTGCGGGCGCAGGATAAAACACCCTGGACTTGGAAGTGGATGTTTAAAAAAGCGCAAACAGATCATTCAGGAAAAAATTTCTATTGTTATGAAAAGTATTGTTGAAAGTAAATTTGATGGCAAAAGACTGAATAAACTTAAATTGGAACTTGATGAATTGTTTGCTCAATTGAAAAATGTACCTAATATTGAAAATATTTAATTAAATCTTGCATTATAGTACTCCACTGTGGTATACTTTATGTAAATAGAGTTTAACTTTTTAAAAGGGGTAAGGTATGAAAAAGGTATTGTTGTTAGTAGTTGCAGTGTGTATCAGTATGGTTTCAATCGGATGTGGCAAAGAGGTTGTGTTTGTTGAGGATGATACTATAAGTGTTTATGTTGACGGTGGAGCGATTGGGGGTAGTGTTTATTCTGGATCGAGAGTAACTATTGAAAATCTCATTGCATCTTTGAGCCCTGGGGAATCCAGAACAATTAAAGTTGCGTCTGGGGATGAACTTGGGTTTATGAGTAATAGCGGTGGGGGTGTTGCGCTTACTATTGAAAGTTACGTTGAGGTTTATTTTAATGATACTATGAAGTGGATTGTTTCACCTGTTGAGGATTTTACAGAATGAAAACGAGATATCAAATAAGCAAGCTGATCAGAAAGCGAAAACGCGAAATGAGACTTGGCAAGTGCACTCATTATGACTTTTTTGATTGCATCGATAAATGTTGTAAATACTGTAAGCACTTTTTTAGCGAGATTACAAAATGAACTGGACAAAAACAACAGATAAATTACCAGAACGCGATAAAAATCAAAAATACTCACAAGTGCCTTGCCTTGTATGGTACAAAGGAGAAGTAAAAATATTGGTTTTTAATCATGAACATATGGTTTGGGATGATGAATCAGGCGACGATTACGAATGTTCTATTGAAGACGTTTCTCACTGGATGCCATTTCCGGAAAGGCCAAATATTGAGCCAACATTTACTGGTAAAGTCCGATTTGGTGCAAGAAGCAAATACATGAACGAATCAGAACTTAGTGAATGGGAAGAAGTTAGTGATACAACGGACAGCGAATTAGAGTTTTTATCTTTTGAGCATGGAATATCTGCAACAAATTTTGAACATTGGTTTGAAAAGGAAGGTGAGAATGAATAAAACTGATATTTCTTGGTGCACACATACCTGGAACCCCATAACCGGCTGCAAGCGCGGATGTTATTACTGTTACGCTCGAAAAGTTCACAACAGGTTTAATAAAACACCATTTGATCAAATTGTTGAACATCCGGAACGGTATAATGATAAAGATTTGGCAAGCAAAAAGCCCAAAGTTATTTTCGTCGGGTCAATGTCTGACTGTGTTTATTGGAGTTCGGAGCAATTTAATAAGATTGTCGATGTTGCGCGGAGTCACGCTCAGCACACTTATATGTTTTTGAGCAAGAGCGCTTGGGCTTATGCTGGGATTAAATTTCCTGAAAACTGCATGCAGGGTTTGACTGTGGAAGGTTTTAATCCGGAAGAGATCCCGCGTTATTTGTATGATACCGTTAATGATTTTGCAGAGAACAATCCAAGGCCGTTTTTGTCAATTGAGCCATTGCTTTATCCGTTATCTCCATATGTTGACTATGATAAGTTTGAATTGGTTGTTGTCGGAATGCAGACTGGACCTGGCGCGAAAGATGTTGATATAAAAACAAGAAAGTCGCTTGATTTGCTCAGGCCTGAATTTTGTTACAGACCAGTTAAAACTCACTGGAAACCAAGCATGTATAAATGGCTTCTCGGGAAATTTGATAATTATGTTTTGAGTGAAAACGGATTTAAAAAAGTTGTTACAGTTAAATAATTTGCGATCGTTTTAAACCGGCCATTTCGACCGGTTCTTTTAATCCTGATCAATAACCAGTTCTATTTCACCCTCATTCACAGCCGTCACAAACGACCTGATCGCCTCATCTACCGATGTATTGCGCTCTGCACAGATCGCCTCGAATTTGGTCTTCTCTGTTGATTTGATGCTGATCCTCTGTAGTTCTGCATCTAAATTGTCTTTTTCGATTTTTAGTTTTTGTATAGTTTCCATCTTTCTGACTGTTTTTGTGTACGCTGGCAACGAAACCGATTTCGTCACCAAAAATTGAACTAATCACAACTTTCTGTTAATTGTCAACCTGAACAATATCAAATCAATTTTAATATAATTTGTAAATTGACAAATTAAAACAGCTTGTACACTTACGATGTAGTCAAGGTTGCTATTTACATTTGAAGTGCTTACTTTGTATAAAAAGGGGTAAGCATGGGTCGACCACTCAAAATTGAATCTCCTGAAGAACTCTCTAGGCTTTTTGAAGAATACAAGACTTGGGCACATAATAACCCTTGGATCAAAAAAGATTTTATCCGCTCTGGTCCTGATGCTGGACAAATTATCGATCTACCAACCGAACGACCTTTGACCGAAGTTGAGTTCGCTGTTCATTGTGGGATGTCGCGAGATGGGTTAAGAGAATACTGTAGTCGCGACGAGTTTTCCTACATCTACTCACGCATAAAGGATGAAATGTCATCTCAAAGAATATCGGGTGGAATGACTGGCGCTTATAATGCTTCACTCGTTGCAAGAATTGACGGGCTTGTTGATAAGCAGGATGTAAAACATTCAGGCGAAATTGATGTTGCCGATGCTCTGGCTAATGCAAGGAAAAGGGCGCACGTTGAATGAGGATTTTATTTTTAATTATCGGAGCACTGATTGTGAACTTATCCGCACTTGATAAAGAACTTGTCAAGGATATGGGGAAGTTCACACACAACCCACTTGGATTTGTCAATTATACATATTCCTGGGGCGAAGGTGATCTCGTCGGTGAAGGCTCAGATGGTCCGCGACAATGGCAAAAAGAAATCCTCAATAAAATAGGTTCTCACCTATCCAATCCAGAAACTGTTCATACCCCATTAAAAATAGCCGTTTCGTCCGGGCACGGAATCGGAAAGTCTGCATGCATATCGTGGATAATTGACTGGGGAATGTCAACATGTGAAGACTGCAAAATTGTTGTTACTGCAAATACTGAAAATCAGCTTCGTACAAAAACGTGGCCTGAAATTACAAAATGGTTTAATCGATCAATAAATTCTCATTGGTTTAAACCTACTGCTACCGCGATAGTGTCAAGTCAATCCGATCATGAAAAACAGTGGCGGGCCGATGCAGTGCCATGGAGCGAGAACAATACTGAAGCATTTGCAGGTTTGCATAATGCAAAGAAAAGGATCATCCTAGTTTTCGACGAAGCCTCAAGTATAGCCGATGCCGTTTGGGAAGTTGCTGAAGGTGCTTTGACTGATAAAGAAACCGAAATAATTTGGATTGCATTTGGTAACCCAACCAGGTCAACAGGCAGATTCCGGGAGTGTTTCGGAAAGTTTAAACATCGCTGGAATACTGTTCAGATTGATAGTAGAACTGTTGAAGGTACAAACAAAGAGCAGATTCAAGAGTGGGTTGACGATTTCGGTGAGGATTCTGATTTTGTCCGCGTTCGTGTCCGTGGTGTTTTTCCAAGTGCTGGCAGTTGTCAATTTATTTCAAGCAGCAGCGTTGCAAACTGTAAAAACTTCATTGCTCGAAACTGGGATAAAATAAAACCAGTTTTCGGTGTGGATGTTGCCCGCTTTGGTGACGATCAGAATGCTCTTTGTATGCGTCAAGGTAGAAAGGTTCACCCGTTTAAAAAGTGGCGTGGACTTGATACAATGCAGACTGCAGGCAGAGTGTTTGAAGCGTATAAAGAATTTAAGCCATCTCATGTATTTGTAGACGGTGGTGGTGTTGGCGGTGGAGTTATTGACAGATTAAAAGAGCTTATCCCTGAAATGGGTGTCGTTGTAGAAGTAAACTTCGGATCGTCCGCATCAGATCAGGAAAAGTATGCAAATAAACGTGCTGAAATATGGGGATTGACTCGGGACGCAATTAAAGCCGGTCTTGAACTACCCGAAGACAATGAACTCACCGATGAATTGACTGCTGTTGAATACGGATTCACCAGCAAACAACAGATTTTACTTGAGAAAAAAGAAGATATGAAAAAGCGCGGATTGTCAAGTCCAGACTGTGCTGATGCACTTTGTTTAACTTTTGAAGTTCCGCCGCCTACAGGAGATTACATAGTATGGTAATGGTTAATAAATACGGTGCAATCACTGAGGAAAAATTCTTTAATGGCATTCCGAATTTACCTTCCCGGGTATTCATGAAGCCACTTCTTTTGATCAACGAGAAAGCAGATTTACAAAGACCATATGAGCAGCATGTTTGGACTTATTCTTGCATCAAGGCAAAATCAACAGCGTTAAAATCAGTTCCATTTATTTTTGTCAAGTCAGATAAAAGCAATGCCAAAACACTAATTGACAAAATCAGGTCTACTCCAGTCGAGAAGTTGTACAAAAAAGATCAGGTCTATATCAAGTCAGAAGGCTTTGACATAGTGGAAAATGGTGCGGTTTACAATTTGTTTAATAAGCCAAATCCGTTTATGAGCAAGTCGCAACTTTGGGAATCGTACATGATTCTGGTGAGCTTGACTGGGGAAGTATTCTGGGCACTTGACAACAATAACAAGCCGATCGAAATGGGAAAGTTGCCTGATTCGATTATTCCATATGGTGCATCAGCTTTTAATCTTGAGCTTGACAATAACAAAAATGCGATCGGCTGGAAGCGCAATAAATCGGTTGGCTTAGAAGAGCAGCTTTACCAATTCAATCAGATCATTCGTTTTTATTATTACAACCCTTATTCCAATCGCGGTCTTGCACCTGAAACAGTTACACACAAATCTGGCTCACAGGATTTAAAATCGCAGGTGTTCAGCGAGGCTTTGTTTGATAATGGTGCTTTACCGGGTGGGTTTATTAAGATAAAAGAATTTCTCGATCCGGAAAAAGTAAAGCAGCTTCGTTCTGGTTTCGAAGACAGGCACAAAGGTCCAACCAATGCGGGTAAGATCGGCATCCTGCAGAATGACGCAGATTACCTTCCCAATCCCAATACCAATTCTGATATGCAATTTATCGAAGGTCGTAAGTGGAACCGGGATGAAACCTTTGCAGGCCATGGCGTCCCGAAAATGAAAGCTTCGATTTACGAAGATTTACAACTTGCAACAGCTTTGCAGGCTGATAAGGCATTTTGGCAAGACCAGATTATTCCTGAAGCTCGTTATATTGAGGAAGTGATCAATGCAAAGATTTTCGATGGATCAATTAAAGAGGCTCAGGGCATGTATTGCATGTTTGACTTTTCGCAAGTTGAAGCACTCCAGACTAATGCAGGTGTAAAGAGCGAAATTGCAAAACGGTACTTTGATATGGGTTATGGAATCAATCAGATAAACGAACGGCTCGGTCTAGGATTCGAAACAGTAGCGTGGGGCGATGTTGGATATCTACCGGCCGGGCTCGTTCCTTTGTCTGATGATATGAGCGATTCAAAAGAAGATCCAGAGGAAACTGATTCTGATAAGGAGAGTGACAAAAAGACAATTATCAGAATGTCAAATGAGAATCGGAAAGAAAAAATACTTTCATCTTGGATCAAGAATGTTTTCAAAGAAGAATCAGTGTTTCAATCCAAAATTAAAAAGTACTGGTTTGAACTCAGGGTAGAGCAGCTTAAAACATTTGAAGCTGCTACAAAAGCGGTTCCATCATCAGCTGAACTTGATCAGATCCTTTTTGACAATCAGGAGTGGCAGGAGAAGCTTAGGAAGATTTCAAAACCATTCCTGTATAATGCTGCCGAGCTGTCAATTGTTGAGGCTTCTAATTTACTTGGCGTTAAGCCCTGGACTACTTACGATCCGCGCGTATTGACAATATTAAACACAAAGGAAAGTAAGATTTCAGGCATAACAGATCGGTTCTGGAATACATTAAAATCAAACTTAACCGATGGAATTAGAGCCGGCGAAACTGTTCAGGAGCTTTCCGGACGTATCCGGCAGCAATTCAATTTTGTTTCGTCACCAGCTCGAACATTAACAATAGCACGCACTGAACTTGCTCAGGTTGCTTCTCCTGTTCGTCACTCTGTTTTATCTGGTGAAGGTGTGACAAAAATAGAATGGACAACTGCGAGTGATGAAAATGTACGTGATGACCATACAGTTTTCGGTGAAGTTGGCGTTGTCAAAATCGGACATAATTTTATGGATGATGTTGGGAAAATGGGAACACTGCAATATCCATCGGATATGCGCGGGCCTGCTGAACAGACTATAAACTGCCGGTGCGTTGAGATTCCGGCTTATTAACGCCAGATTCTTTGATTGTCCCGGTGTTGAGACTGAAATGATAGGTTGAGCCGGAATGAATCTGGACTATACAAAGCGAGGTTGAAAATGGATTTCGAACAGTTGATGCAAGGTGTAAAGTCTGCAAAAGAGTTAAATACAAACGATATGCAGGGCCTGTACAAGAGATATGACATTATGGGTGCATCTGGATCAGCTGCAAACAATGAAGTCTATCTGTGCCAGCAATCGCTTTCTCTTTCCGTTGTTGATCAGGTTGTCGACAAAATGGCAATTGCTGCAATGTGTGAAGATCGCGGAATTAAAATGGAAGATGGCTATGAAGACCGCGTTAAAATCTACAAAGCATCAGACGAGTCCGTTGATAGCGCCGGCGACATTATACGTCAAGGCGGTTGGGATTTTACTAGATATAAGACAAACCCAGTGTTTGCTTATTGCCATGATTACCATGCCTTGCCAATTGGAACTGCTTTAAAATGGCAGGTTAAAGATGGTGCCCTTTACATATGGAATATGTTTGCGACAAAAGAGGGTAATCCTTGGGCTGAAATGTGCTTGAATATGGTCAACCAGAAAATGCTTAATGGAAACTCGGTCGGATTCATCCCGAAAAAAGTATTGCGCGTTGAAGATGAAGCAGAGAGAACAAAGCTCGGCCTCGGTAAATACGGTGTTGTTTTTGAAAAATCTTTACTACTTGAAGATAGCGCTTGTGCAATCGGTTGTAATCCGGCTGCTCTGGTTCAGGAAGAAATATCCAAGGCAATTCAGAAGGGTATTGTGTCAACTGATGATCTTGACAGAATATTAAAAGATGATACTGGATTTAAAGCGCCTGATTCTCTCAAAATTCAGATTGACCGGGCCAAGGTGATTGCGGGAAAATCGGCTATTATCAGTATTTCTGAAATTAAAACAGAATCTACATCAGAATTTAAAATTGACACAGATGTAATGGATTCACTGTTTTCAAAGATCTCTGAAAGATTCGACAATATTGACAAACAAATAATTGAAATTAAAGCGGATACGGCAAATATGCGCGAAAAGCAAAAATCTGTGGGTAATGATGGCAATAGCCTTGAATCAGAAACCGACACAGACAAAGGGTATTTCGACCTTGTTCTGAGTGAATTAAAGTCGATTAACAAAACAGTAAACAATCAACAAAAGGTTGAATAAATATGGACATGGAAAAACTGCTTGCCGAAATGGCAGCAATTAAAGCGTCTCTTGCAGGCGGCTTTATTTCAAAAGAGTCGTACGACAACGCAATGAAAGAGCTGAATGCAAAATTCATTCAGATGGAAGCTCAGATGAAGCAGCTTGACGAAATAATTAAGCTTCGGGCCAATGCAATGAACGGGCTTGAGAACTCAAAAGAAGGTAAAAACTTCTCTATGGGCAAACTCATCTGCGGTCTCATGCTTGGAAAATGGGCGAATAAAAATGGTGTTTTCAGTAAAGCAGAAGACTCTGCCGAATACAATATTGTGAAGGAATACACCGAGATTATCGGCAAGGCAAACGAGCATACAACCACTGGCGGTTCAGGTGGTTATTCTGTTCCTCCTCAGGCTATCATGACCTTTATTGAAAAGTTGTATGCAAATCTTGTTGTAAAAAGGGCCGGCGCTCGTTTGATGACAGGCTTGACAGGTGGAACTGTTTACATTCCGCGTCAGAGCGGTTCTGTAACAGCATCCTGGATTGGTGAAGGTTCAACAATCAGCAATTCAAAGATCACAGATCAGCAGATCACAATGACACCGAAAGAATGTGCTGCACTTGTTACTATCAACAACAAGCTGCTTGCCCTTGCAGCTTCAAACCCATCAATTGAATCTCTTATCCTTGGCGACATGGAAATGCAGATCCAGCTTGCAGTTGACTATGCAGCATTGCGCGGTGCAGGTGGAGCCAATGAGCCCCAGGGTATTGCAAACGTTTCCGGAATCAGTACTCTCGCACTCGGTGACAATGGAGACTATTTCGATTTCGACGATGTTATTGACATGGAAGGAAAGCTTGACGATGAGAACGCTCTCAAAGGCAAGACGGCTTTTATTACCCACGGAAAAATCAAGCGTCGTTTGAGAAAGACAAAGGTTGCTCAGTTCAGCGGTGACACTGCCGGTGCTTATGTCGTCAAGAGCCTTTCTGACCCTGACTTGACAGCAGAACTCGGACATCAAATGCTTACAACTTCACAGATTCCGACAAACTTAGAAAAAGGTTCGTCCGGTGCAATCTGCTCTGAAGTGTACTTCGGCAACTGGGACGATTTAATTATTGGTCAGTGGGGTGGTCTTGACATTGCAAAAAGCGATAGTGCAGGAACAGCATTCGAGGAAAACCGTTCGAAGATCAGAATGATTCAGATGGTTGACGTTAAGCCAAGACATGAAAAATCTTTCTGTCTCTGCAACGACGCCAAAACAGTTTAATTGCTTCTTTCTTACCTTACCTGGGATTGCGGGCGTAAAAAACCCGCTTTCTTTAAAGGAGATAAAATTATGAAAAAGATACTCACAATTTTTTCGATTCTGATTCTGTCAGTAATGGCTATTGCTGACGTAATCGGAAACGACATTGGATGTTACTATTTGTTTTCTCCAGCAGCTAGAACTACTGCGGTCGGGACCTATGGCTCACCTGTTTACGATCGATCCGGTTTTCTCTCTTGTGTTGGAGTGTTTCAGAGTGCTGCCAGTTCAGCCGGTTCTGCTTGTACTACTTATGTTACTTTACAGCATGCAGATTATGACACAATAGGCCACTTAAACAACAAGACGCTTTCTGACACTGCTTCCATTGCCTTACGTGATAATGCAGCCAGAAACGCACTCGGGGCGCAGTTTACGCAGGACAGTGCGCGACAGCTCAGCTCAATTTCTGTTTTGGCTCGAAAAATTGGAACTATCGCCAGTGCTCAGAAAATTTGGTGTAGAATTGAAACAAACAATTCAGGCGCACCATCTGGAACTTTGGCCCATGCCGATGCAGCTTGTACACTTTCAGTTGATTCGGTTTCGACGTCTTTCTTATGGCGTAAATTTACATTTGCCAGGCCAATTGATATTGCAGCTGGTACTGTTTTGCACGTTGTAATCTCAGGCGATTATACGGCAAGCTCATCAAACTACATTAGAATCGCAGCCGACGCAGTTACTTCGGGTGGAAATTTTGAAGCAATGGCCACGTCGACATGGGCTGATAGTGTAACTTATAACTTCTTTGGATTTTCCAAGCACTACAACTTTCAAAATATTTCTGGAGGGTCATTTTCAAGTGCAACCCATTCAGCTGGTATTTTTTCTGTAAAGGACGTTGATTTGCGATCGGTCAAGCGATATATCCGGGGGAAATTTGTAAGCGTTGGCACATCCGGGTCATTTGTATCATCAGGAACACTTATTCTAGGCGAGGCCCTCAGTCGTCCAGTATTGGAGTAATCTATGGCAAAATGGAAAATCCGCGGCGATTACACCTTTTATGACAAAAAGGGAAATCCAGTTCAGAACGATCTTGGCCCTGACAAGTCTGTTAAAAAGACTGTAATCATCGATGACAAAGAAAATCCTGTCGAAGGTCAGGAGCATAAACTTGAACTTGTCAAGGATATTCAGAAAGCTCCAAAAGTTGTACCTCCAGAACAGCCAGCAGGTGATCAGTCTGGTTCTGTAAATACTGACAAGGTTGAGGAGCCTAAAAATGAGGAGGTTAATCATGATACAGCAGGCGCAAAACAGGGCAATACTGCCAAAGTGCAGCAACCAAAGTCAGTGCAGCCAGTGCAATCTACACCCAGTGGAGTACCGGCAACCTATTCAAAACAAGATCCAGAACAGCCAGCAGGTGATAAATAAAAATGCTATTGACAACAAAAGATAATATTAAAAGCGCTCTGAATATGACCGAGAATACAGATGATGTTTTTCTCACTTCTCTTGCGTATTCAGTCAGTGCAGCCATTGAAAAATATCTAATGCGGGAACTTGAAATTAAATCAAGGACCGAGCATTTCGATGTTGACAATGGCCAAGAAATCTTTTTTGTCAAAGCGTTTCCTATTTCGTCTATTTTAATCTACAACGATGCAAACCGCGAATTCACAAGTGCTTTAAGCGCAGTTGACTACTCAGTATTGGGTGATCAAGGGCGCATCGTTGTAGACCAATACGAACTCACTTCGGGCCGGGATGCGTTGAAGGTTGTTTATACTGGCGGACTTGCATTAAATCAAGCTGCATTACAATTAAATTTCCCAGATTTGGAAATGGCAGCTCGGTTGCAGGCTGTGCTCTGGTTTAAATCAAAAGACAGGATTAATGTTTCAAGTGAATTAACACAAGGTGGCGGTTCGGTTCAGTATAAAAAACTAGGACTTGACGAATCTGTAAAACTTATTCTTGATGGATATAGAAATACAAGTTATGTCTGAAGCGATTTTAAACACCACTGATTTAACTCGGCAATTACGCGAAATGAGCGCTATTATTGGGCTTATGTCTGATAGTGTTGTCAAGAGTGCTGCAAAGTCGGCCTTGTCAAAATATGGCCGCTTGTTTGTTGCTAAAATGGTCAAATCAATCGGTGGCTCTGTTGACAATTCAGATGTTTTGCACAGGAGAACCGGAGCACTTGCACGATCATTCAACCATTCAGTTGCAACAATCGGCAATACAACAACGCTTTTTGTATGGATTGACAGCACAGTAAAAGATTATTGGGCTACTCAGGAATACGGCGGAACAATCCGGGCTAAAAACGGTAAGATGCTTGCAATTCCCGCTGATGCTGCGAAAACCAGGGCTGGTGTGCCAAAGTTTGGAAGTCCGCGAGAAGTTCCAGGTTTGTTTTTGGTGAAAAGATTTAATAAGACACCAAAATTATGTAGGATAGAAGGCAATAAATTGGTTTGTTATTTCTATTTGGTTAAGTCTGTTAAGGTTAAGCCCAGACTCGGATTTAGAGCAAAATGGAAAGAAGGGTTGCCTGATGCTGTTTCGATGTTTGACAGTGAGATAAGAGCAAAATTGAAAGAGGTGTCGCGTTGAAAGTAAAAATTGCTCTTATTTTATCAATATCATTTTTGTTTGTTTTTGCTCAGTGGAGACAGAAAAACTATTTAATTGAAACTACTATCGAGCATCAGATGTTGCCTGAAAAAGACACGGTCATGGCACTTCATTTTCATAAAGTTGATAATAAATTCTATGTAATAACCATCGACTCACTTGAATTATGGGTTGATAATTTGAAAGTAATAAATAAATGAAAAAAATAATTTTAATAACCACGTTGCTTTGCTGTGCTGCGAGCGCTAATGACACGCTGCAAAAAGCATCTTCAGCGTCTGGAATAACACTCGGTTCTTTAATATCGCGCCAAGTTTCAGCTGCAATAGATCAGAAATACATTGACTTTATCGACACTACTTTTGATCGCGTTTCCGTTGGTTTAAACATGGTCAATACATGGACTGCTAGAAATACGTATAACTGGAACTGGACAGATAGTTCTATTGCACGTATTATGGAAATGACAAACAAGAAAAAAATACATGTCAATACTCTTGTTTGGTCAAACTATGTACCTACTTGGATTTCAGGAGGTGGTTTCTCATCTGACACTGTAAAAGTGCTTTTAAACGAATACATTGCCGCAACAATGCAGCACATACGTACTAGTGTAGGTCCAACATATACAGTTGAGTACGATGTCGTAAACGAAGATTTAAACCCTACCAACTGGTGGAAAACCAACGCTACTAATTATATGGATCATTGCTTTAGAGCAGCACGAACAGCTGACCCTCTTGCAATTCTTTATTATAATGAATACGCAATGGAAACAACTGGAGATCGTTTAAATAAAGCAAATCGATTTTATAAGTCACTCGCTGATTTAAGGGCTCTGAATACACCAATTGACATGATAGGATTACAATCTCACTTTGCAGCCGATACTGGTTCAGTAGTGCGAATGTCTGGCGTAATTAAACAAATTAACAGAATAAAATCACTTGGTTACAATGTGGCAATAACCGAGCTTGACTGGAGAATGCCGACGCCTATCACCGACACTGCAGCGACATACGAATCGCAGCGCAAGCGTGTTGCTGGATACATTGAACAAGTTCTGAAGTGTGGTGTCAAGGACATTACATTCTGGGGATTCGATGATAGTACAAGCGCCAGCAATACTGCTACATACGGCGCACCTACAATGTGCAAAAAATGGAACGGCACTTCTTTTGTAAAGAAACCTTTTTACTATGCAGTACTTGCAGCTCTGACAAATTCGGTGACAGGTACAAAAGAAAAAAACACAATAAATATCAGAGTAAATCAACGTGCGGTTGCATCTGTTGTTGACTCGTTTCCTTTAGTATACGATTTAAGAAATGCAGGAAATTCTTTCTGGGCTGCATGCAAAGATGACGGATCAGATATATATGTTACTGATAGTTCTGGAAATGTTAAAAACTCCTACCTATCAGGATTCAGCAAAACTAGAAAATTAGGCCTACTTCATTTTGTAAATAGAGTTGATACTGTAGGAAATAGATTAATTAAAATAAGATATGGTGACAGGACCCATACTACAGTAAATTCAGCCCTTTCTTTTACAAATGCTGGTGTTGTGGCATGTTATGATTTCAGTAGCCGAGTCATGACAATAAATGATATGGCTGGAAATTCTAATCTGTCTGTCGTAAATGGTGAATACATGACTGTTATTGATACAGCACCTCTTGGGTATGGAATAAAGTCTTACAACTCTTGCGCATACAACGTTTCAGCGACACACTCTTTAAGCAACTTGACATCTGGAACAATGGAAGTGATGTATTATGGCGATTCGTCAAGTGCAAATGCCGGGTATTTATTCAACATAGCTCAATCAGGTGATGCAAACCGTATTGGAATTTATCAAGCTAACGTATCTAATAAAGCGACTCAATATACTTATATTACTCAATCAAGTTCTACAACCTACTTGTCAACGTATGATTCGAGTACTTTTGATAGCTCTTGGCACTATACTATGGTAACTTGGAATAGTGATGGGGTCTACCCTTATGTTGACAACAGGTCTGAACCCGGAAGGCTTGCAAACAGAACAATTTCCTTTACAGGTAACGCTTATTACACTCTGTTTACAAATACAGGAAGACAATCAGCAGCTTACTATAAGGGAATTATATCTTATGTTGCTGTACACTCTTCGCCGCGTGATGCAAACTATAGATCGACTCGCAATAATTTACTCAATGACAATTCTAATTTTTGGATTACTACGGGACCGCAATTGTCTTCACGACTATTCTACTTTTTTAAAAGGATGTAATACAAAATGGCAACAATTCAAATTACAGTACCCATAAACGGATCTCGTGAATTGCGCGAGAGTTTTCAAAAAGAAGTTTCTTCAATTCTTGACGCTGGTAATGATGTCCAATTTGTAAATGAATCAAATCAGCCTGTCAATGTGCCATTTATAGGATTATTCAACGGTGCAGATGGAGCGGTAAGACATAAAACAGTTTCTGGCGATGCGATTGTTACCACTCTGGCAAGCTCTGGGTTTCATCAGGTTTGGGTCAATACGCTTTTAGCTGAAGGTACCGATTCTTCACTTGGAATTTATGTTAGGTTATCATGAGTCATAAAGCACAAAGAGAATACATTCGATCGGTAAGAAAACTATTTCCATCTTTTTTCTCAAAAGAATCTAAGGTGCTCGAAATAGGTTCTCTTGACATCAATGGAAGTTGTAGAAGGTTCTTTTCTTCTCAATTTTATATTGGGTGCGATATCGGAAAGGGCCGCGGTGTTGATCTGGTTTCACATGCTCACAAATTGACTTTTTCAGATGGCTTTTTTGATTGTATTGTTTCGTGCGAAGCTTTTGAGCATGATAAATATTTACCGTCAACTCTATTTAACATTATAAGAATGTTGAAAAGTGGCGGTCTATTCATGTTTACATGTGCAACAATAGGCAGAGAAGAGCACGGCACAACAAAACATCCTGAGTCATCACCATTTACGAATGATTATTATAAGAATATTTCGGTTGAGTACTTTAGAGGCCTTGTGAATGTTGATGAATATTTCAGCGAGTACAAATTCGATATTGATATGACGGAATTTGATTTGAGATTCTACGGGGTAAAGAAATGAAAAAAGCCATAATTTACTATACCGACAATAACCTGCAATGGCCTCTTGCACTCAAGTGTCGCAAGGTATTATTGCAGAATTCAAACGGAATACCGATCATTTCAGTTAGTCAAAAACCAGTTGTGCATCCTGCAGGTTTTGGAAAAAACATTTGTATGGGTCGGCTTGGACGTTCATATATAAATATCTATTTACAGATTCTTGCTGGACTCGAATCAACTGATGCAGATATTGTTTACCTTTGCGAGCACGATGTTCTTTACACAAAGGAGCATTTTGAATTAGTGCCAAGCGGTGGAGATTTTTTTTATTACAATACAAACCACTGGTTTCTCGACTGGTCAGATAAAAGCAAAAGAAAAGGGATGTACTTCCCTCCATCAAAATCAAGATTTGCACTCAGTCAACTTGTTAGTAACAGACAGCCTCTAATTGATAACTTAAAAGAGAGAGTAGAGGCCTTGAAGAGTGGGTTAGATATTCGCAGAAAAATAGCTGGGACATTTGAGCCAGGTGTTATAGATTGGGCATGCTTTGTTGATGATAAAGGAAATGTTAGAGGTTTGAAATACGTTTGTGAATATGAGCAGACTTGTATGACATTTAAAACAGATCTGCCAAATATTGACATACGTAACGGTCAAAACTTTACCGGTTTTCGCAGGGCAAAAGAATCCCTTGCTACTTACGACCTTGCACCATGGGGAAGGTTTTCGGTATGAGAGACTTATCAATTTTAATCCCTGCCCGCAACGAAATGTTTTTACAGAATACGATTGACGATATTCTAAAAAACAAACGTGGCAACACTGAAATTATTGTTGTTCTTGATGGATATTGGCCTATTACTCCAATTCCAGACCATAAAGACGTTCACATAGTGCATCATGCCGAATCTGTAGGACAACGAGCAGCTACCAACGAAGCTGCTAGACTGTCAACTGCAAAGTACATAATGAAATGCGACGCACACTGTTCATTCGATGAAGGTTTTGATGTAAAACTACTCAGTAATATCGAATACAACTGGACTGTGGTTCCAAGACTTTACAACTTGCACGTTTTTGATTGGGTTTGTAAATCGTGCGGAAACAGAACTTATCAGGGCAGAACTCCAGACAAATGTACAAAATGCGAGTCGATTGAATTTGAGCGTGACATTGTTTGGAAGCCGCGATTGAATAGACGCTCTGATTTTATGCGATTTGACTCAGATTTGCATTTCCAATATTGGAAAGAATACGATCGCAGACCAGAAGCAAACGGAGACATCTGCGACGTGATGGGAAATCTTGGGGCGTGTTTCTTGATGAATAGAGAGAGATATTTCGATATTGGCGGACTTGATGAATCGCATGGTTCTTGGGGACAAATGGGCACAGAAATATCTTGTAAATCATGGCTCTCCGGAGGCCGGCAGGTTGTGAACAAAACAACCTGGTACGCCCACATGTTCAGAACTCAGGGCGGTGATTTTGGTTTTCCTTATCCACTATCTGACAAGCAGGTAAATAGAGCCAGAGAGTATTCAAAAAAGTTATGGCTTGAAAATGCATGGGATAAAGCGGTTAGACCATTACAATGGATGATTGACAAATTCGGACCAGTTCCGGGATGGGGCGAATAGATGCTGTTATATAAAAATGATTTTGCAGGGGAGCCTGTTGGATCGTTGCGTGGACTGCAAGACTTAGGGGGATTGTGGAGCGTAGATTCAAACGGAAATTTAATAACAAACTCAACAGCTGACGGACCATCTTGTCAAATTAGGGGATGCCCTCAATCTGCATATGTTGATTTTAAATACACTTGCAGATCTTCCAATGGAACAACATGGGCATTCCCTCTCTTTAGAGCTAGTGCTGATATGACAGCTGGGTACACCATTATATATTCTGGTGGGGTTTTGTACCTTTTCCGAAGAAACGGCGGATCTTGGGCTTTGGGTTCGCAAAACTCCATGACCATATCTGAACTTAATGGCGCAGCAAACTCAGAGGTAAATTTTAGACTACGCGCAAACGGCTCAACACTTGAATTTAAAGTGTGGGCAGTTGGATCAAATGAACCAGTATCGTGGACATACACATTTACAGATAGTACGCATTCTGGCGCAGGATATATTGGTTTTTACAAGGCAAACATTGGAAACATATACGTTTCATCTATTGATTATGTCAGCAACGATTCAACAGATGCTGTTTACAGCATTGACAATACTCCTGCGTACTTTTCTCCATACAACTGGAAAATTATTGGCAACAACAGAATTCAAACAGCAAATCCAGGTGCGTATTTTAAAGCTAATTTTACCGGAACGACATTTAAAATACTTATTGACACAAATAGGCTTTCTGCTGTACTTGGAGCAACATCAAACTGGCCTATACTTGCTATAAAAATTGACAATGCCACAAATTGGACTTATTTACAAATTAACAGCAGTATTTTAACTGTTGCATCTTCTTTGTCTGCTGGAAGTCATACGATCAAGGTTGCTATAAAAACCAATGTTGAGACTTATGACAGATGGAATATTCCAGAATCAGCTATTTGCATATTGGGAATGGCAGTTGACAGTGGCGCAACAATATCTGCGCCAACCATACTAAGCAAGTTAGCTGTATTTTATGGTGATTCAATTACCGAAGGAGTTTATGTTGATAGCGCTGCAGGGTATATTGCTGGCAATAATGCGGTAAACTGTTGGGCATTTTTGACTGGTGAATTATGTGGGTATGAATTTGGTATATTGGGGTATGGTGGAACTGGTTGGATAGCTGCGGGAAATGGCGGTGTTCCAAACATTCAAAGTCACTGGGATGATTACTATAGTGGAGTATCTCGCCTTGTAAACGGACTGCTTAATCCAGTTCCTGATGTAATAATAGTAAACCAGGGAACAAACGATTCGTCTTCTGTAGCTACAGTCGTGCACAGTATGATTGATTTATGGAGGGCTGCAACAAGTCAAGACACGGCAATTGTCATAGTTACACCATTCAATCAAGACCTGGCTTCCGACATAGCTTCAGGGGTATCTGCTGCAAACGATGCGAACACATACGCTATTGATCTTGGTCAAAACGGTGTTATGTGGTCAACATCAAACCCTGCATATTCTTACGACGGATTGCATCCTGGCGCAGGTTCAGATGAGCTGGCTGGAGCTGTATACAATACATTGGTTGACTATGGACTAGACGGACCTTCATTAGAATCGTCTCCTTCATCAAGTACAAGTGCGAGTTCTTCAGGAAGTACCTCGTCTAGTACTAGCGCGTCAAGTTCAAGTAGCCCATCAACATCTGCAAGCGGCTCGCCATCGAGCAGTGTGTCAAGTAGCCCGAGTGCTTCAGCTTCGAGTTCTCCAAGTTCATCGTCGTCACACAGCCCCTCTAACAGCCCATCAACCTCTCCTTCGAGTAGTCCGAGTGCAAGCTCGTCAACATCTCCATCAGCTTCTATTTCGAGTAGCCAGAGCGCTTCAGTTAGCAGCTCACCGTCAAGCAGCCCATCAGCAAGTCCAAGTGCATCGTCAAGCAGTAGCACAAGCAGTTCTCTGAGCGCAAGTCAGTCAAGTTCTCCTAGTGCATCACTTTCTAACTCTCCGAGTAGTTCGCCGTCAACTAGCGCAAGCCTGTCAAATAGTCCTAGTTCGAGCCCGTCACCGTCATCTTCAACAAGTGCGAGTTCGTCAGCTTCACCGAGCAGTAGCCTTTCAAATTCTCCCTCTGCAAGCATGTCATCATCTCAGAGCGCATCAACTTCGTCATCAGCGAGTAATTCACCTAGTACGAGTGTGTCAAGTTCACAAAGCTCAAGTCTGAGCGCATCACTGAGCACGAGCCAGTCAAGTTCTATTAGTTCAAGCCCTTCAACTTCGCCAAGTTCGAGCATATCAAATAGCAGTAGCTTGTCAACATCTGCTTCACCAAGCAATAGCCCGTCATCAAGCATTAGTAATTCACCAAGCACTTCAATGTCGTCAAGTGTATCAGCTTCACCATCGAGCTCAACAAGCAATAGTCCCTCAGTAAGTGCAAGTAATTCAGCAAGTGCAAGTCCATCTGGGGAAGATAGTTCATTCATACCACACATTGCCGACAGCATTCTAAGCTATTTCGGAACCAGATTTAATTCAATTTATAATATATCCAGTCCGGTACCAGGTTCAGGAAATACGTTCAATGAAGGATTAAGTGTTGTTACAAGCGGACTTTACGAATCGACAATTGACAGGTCTTACACTGTAACAATATCAACAGCAGGTGTTTTGGGTGTTGCAAGGTGTATCATATCCGATTCAAACAATACCGATTCTGTTTTAACGCCGGTTGTTATCAATGATGGCGTCGCAATAGAGCTTGGTCGCAGAGGTGCCAAAATAAAATTTAGCGGCGTCGGAATAGTCAATTTTGCAGTTGGTGACTCATGGACTGTAAATTGTCAGCACTCGTATTTTACAAATGTCAGAAAAGTATACGAAGCTGAATTAGTACCGCAAACAATTACAACTTTTCCAGCTCTGGTATATGCGCCTGGAAGAATCCCGTACGATTTACAGGGGAGCAGTTCAAATTATCGTTGCGATATGACTTTGCATATTGAGCTATGGGTTTCAAAACATGAAAGTGTATCAGTTCGAAGCGCTCTTTTGTTCGCTTTAAAAGATATAGAAAATTTAATTGCATCAGATCCTATGTGTGGGGGCTATGCAAATGATGTAATATTGACAGATTCAGACTTTTATTTACCAGTTCAAGGTTCGCCGTTTGCTGCCGTATCCGTCGAAATCTCTATCTGGTATAATAACATAATTAACTAAAGGGGGTTTACATGCCCAATGTAAACGGAACCGTTACGCCTAACACGTCGCAGATTATTCAGGGAGCCGGAAAGATCACTCTTGACGGAATCAACCTTGGATCATTCCGCGACGGTGTGACGCTAACATACAACGAGACTCATTCATTTACCCGGTCTGATTACGCTCTTGGTGAAATTGACGGCGAGGTGATGAGTGCCGAAATGTCGGTCAATACCATTCTCGAACAGAACACTGCGACTAATCTGTGTATTGCTCTTGGTGCCAACACGTCAAGCTCTTCCAGTTCGTCCAGTTCAATTCTGTTTGATTTTGGCCCGGAAATGGGAGTGACTCCAAAAACTCTTGTAATTACCGGTATGAGTGCAATGGACAAAACAATGGGCCGCAGGGTAACATTTGCGCGCACTATTCGTATTGGCCAGACTGCGCAGACGTTTAAGCGTGGTACCGAAACGCTACTTCCTGTAACGTTTAAAGTCCTGCTTAACACAAACGGAAAGTACTTTCGTTTGGAAGAGCCAATTCCACTTGCTTCTTTATAAGAATCGGGGAGAAATCCCCTTTTCTTAATCGGGTAAAAAGGAGAAAAATGTTAAATACTCATTCGATATACTGGCCTGAAGCGTTCGGAAAATCAGCTGACTTTGTAGGATATAATCGGGCAGTAAAGCAGATTTACAGATGTATTGGCGATGCTGCAACCGACAATGTTACCGATCAGTCCGAATGTAGACTATACTGCAATATCCCACTCCATCACAATCCAAAAGAATTAAAAAAAACCGGATTGCCTTTAATCGCATACACGATGTTTGAATCAACTCAAATGCCTAAGGCTTGGGTTAATTTCCTCAATAATCACGTTGACGGAATAATCGTACCGACTCAATTTTGCTTTGATGTATTCAGGCTTTCTGGTGTGACAAAGCCTATTAAAATTGCCACACTCGGAATCGATAAAAACGAATTTAATTATATGCCGCCTGTCGAGCACGATGGTTTTAATTTCTACTGGCAAGGCCATCACTATGATCCAAATGGTCGAAAAGGTGCAGGGGTAGTTGAACAGGCTTTTAGAAATCTGAAATCAATTGGGGCTTTTGACAATTCGGTCAGGCTCTATTTAAAATATCGGCCACATGAGAACTTTGATATTAAACTGGACAACATTGAAGCTGAACCGGGAATTTTTCACATATCAGAAACGCTTTCAAAAGAGGAAATGCACAATCTTCTTTCTAAAATGGACTGCTGTGTCAATCCATCCCGAGGTGAAGGTTTTGGATATATCCCGCTTGAACAAATGGCAATGGGTAAACCGGTAATTTTGACAAATTGGAGCTTTCCATATCTGGATCCGAACTGGTGCGTTCCGATAAATTACGAATTGACTAAATCACCAACTAATTGGTGCTATAAGCACTTCGCAATTACTCCGATTGGGATTGAATACAATTTCGGAAAAGGTTTAAAGGTTCACCACTGGCCGAAGCGAATCGAACGGGTTTCGAATGGCTGCAAAGAGTTTGGTGTGAATGGTTGGACTGATGTGCCTAAAACTTTACGCGGAACAATCCACAATTTTATTGCTGATCTTCATGAAAAGTCCGGACTTTACAGAAACATAGGCAAAGATTTTCGGTATGGATTTAATCTTGAATCGACCGGGTATGATGCATCTTGTTCCGTAGATCATCTGATGCAAAAAATGCTATATGTTTATAAAACAATAGACTGGTGGAGAGATCGCGGTGATCGCATTTCGTATTATGCTCGTAATAACTGGGATTTTAACCGGGTTAGAAATGAATTTACAAGGGCGATTGGTGAGTTTAAACAGGAGGGTGTTATATGATGGACCTGAATTTATACGATGTACTCAGACGTGTCGTCGAGAAAAAGCAGCCTAAATCATATCTGGAAATAGGTGTACAGGAGGGAAATTCACTTCGCACTGTTTTGCGTGCGGATGCAAATAGAAATATCACCTCACTGGTTTTGTGTGATACCTGGGGCGGTGAATTCGGCGGGACAAGTCGGAATAGCCATCTTCATATTCATGGAGTTTTGACACAAGAGAAGTTTGCCGGAGAGGTTCGCTTCCTGGATGGAGATAGCAAGATTCTTATCTATGATCTGGAATCAACATTCGATTTAATCCTTGTTGATGGCGATCATTCCGAGCAAGGCTGCACAATCGACATGGAAAACGCATGGGACAAGCTTAATCCGGGCGGGTGTATGATTGTCGATGATTTGATCCACCCGGCACACAAGTACATCTATGACGTTTGCATGCGGTTTACTGGACTGCACAGCGATACAGTTGATGTGGTCGATTTGTTCACCGAAAAATTAAATGGTGCCGCTGTTTTTCACAAGAAAGGATCAAAATAAAATGGACTACATTGTACCAAAATCATTCAGATCTCAACCTGTAAAAATCAAAGTCGGATCCAGTCAGCGCGAAATTGAAATAAAAGATTTGTCATACGGTAAACATCAAGAATTTATGGCGCTTATTACCGGGATTCAGTTGCGGATTCGAGCCACTTTAAAATTTGAGGAAGTAGCTGACTCGCTCATTGTTGACCGAATCAGAAAAGGTGAGCAGCCAATTGATGCAGCAAATTCGATTGCGGCACAAATTAATAAAAATTTACTTGATATGCCGAACAATGAACGGGTTAAATTACTCACCCTTTTAACCGGTGAGCAGTTAACAGAAAAAGAAATTGTTGACGACATTGAAACAGATGAATTTTTTCAGCTCTTGCAATGGCTGATTGAAAAGAATTTACGGGCCGAAAAAAATTTCGAGGCCTCATTGAATACTATCCTGAATCAGAAGAGCCAGAACGAACAGAAATAGGATACAATGAGGCTTTTTTCTATGAAAGTCTTTTGAGTGAGTACCATTTGACACCATCGGAGGTTGATAAAATGAGCTGTAACGATGTTTACATGATACTCTACTCGAAAAAAGCCAGATCGATTAATAAACAGTTTGAGGAATTGCACAAACACATGAGCGCACCAGCTGCAGATACAAATTTTATGAGCAAGTTTGGGGAATAAATGGATTCAATAGCATCGGCAACCGCAAAATTAACTCTCGACGGGTCCGGGTTCAATTCCGGAATACTGCAGGCTCAAAGGTCACTACTTGGATTTTCTGGGCAAGTGGCAAGTACTGCACTGGGATTTACCGGGGGAATGGGCCTGATGACTGTTATTGACAAAACGCGTCAGGCCGTAGTAGCTTCGGTGAAAGACTGGGCTGAATACGAAAAGGCTATGCTTGCTGTATCCACTCTGGTCGATACGCAAAAAGTAAACATGGCCGAACTATCCGATCAGGTTGTTGAACTGTCAAATAAGTATGGCTGGGATAAAAAAGGGCTGGCATCAGCACTGTACGAGACTCTTTCTGCCGGTGTCGAGGCTGGCAAATCAATGCAGTTTTTGGAAACTTCTGTCAAGGCTGCAATTGGCGGTGTTACTGATGCAAAAACAGTTGTTGACGGTTTGACATCGGCAATTGCTGCTTACGGCGAAGATACTGCCAAGGCTGAAGAGTTTAGCGATAGTATGTTTACTACTGTTAAAGTCGGAAAAACTACAATCGAAGAATTGTCCGGCACTATGGGACAAGTTGCACCCCTTGCCAAAGCTACTGGGATGAGTTTTGACGAGCTCGGATCATCTATAGCCACACTTACCCTATCCGGGTTGTCCACATCCGAAGCCGGTACCGCAATGCGAGGAATGTTGAACGCCATCATACAACCATCAGACGAAGCCAAGAAGATGGCTAAAGAGCTCGGAATTGAATTTGATATCACCGCGGTTAAGTCCAAAGGTTTTGCAAAGTGGCTCGAAGATCTTATGATGAAAACCGGTGGATCAACCAAAGCGCTTTCAATGCTATTCCCGGAAGTTCGCGGGCTGAATGGTGCAATTCAATTGACTGGAGATGGCTTCCTCAGGTTCAATGATACAATGGACGAAATGGGAAAGAAAGCTGGTGCAACAACCGAAGCAGCTGACAAAATGAAAGAAGCTCTTTCGTATAAGTGGGATACAGCTGTAACCAACATGAAAAATCTCGGTTCCGGGATTGGTGATTATCTGGAAAAGCCACTTAAGAGTGCACTGGATAAGTTCAATATCATTGTAGCCAAAAGCAATGAGCTTCGCGATAAAACGGCAAACCTTGACGAGGGATCGAACCTTGAATTGCTTCTAAAAAGACGAAAAGAGCTTGCTGATTTTATAAATAAAGAGGAAGATTCGTCTGCAAGCCGCGGCAATCAACCCGGGCGATGGCTTGAAGGTTTGTGGAAAGAAGCTGATGCCATTGACGAACTGATCAAAAAGAAACAGGACGAAGCAGCTGCACAAAAAATTGTAAACGACAATGCCGAAGCAGCTCGAAAATTACGTCAAGATCAAATTGATTCAGCAAAAAAACTTGCCGAAGCTGAAGCCGATGCGGCTGCAAAGCGACTCGAAACGCAAAAGTCAGTTGCCGAAAAAGAGAAAGAGAACTCCGATTTAATCAAACGAATTGACAATGAGCGACTACAAACAACCGAACAAATTAGTAGGCTTCAAACTCAATCCTATTTACAGGAAATTGAGCAATCTGACAAACGCAGAGAATCTTTACACGATTACAATAAAATTGAAATGCAACAAAATATCGAATCATTACAGAGCAAGTTTGATAATGAAGCATTGAGTGCAACCGAACGACTCTCCATTAATAAGGACCTTTTTAATGCAAAGAAAAAACTCATTGAATCAGACCGGCAAAATGAGCTTGACAGTTTAAAATTAAAAACCGAAGCAGAAAAAGCAGCTGCATGGGAACGGGTCAAAGCTGCTGAAGGTGAACTTGATAAATTAGAAGTTGCTTACAAACAAAATGAACTTGACATTAAAAAATCTTCTGTTGCAAATAAGAATCAGAAACTCACTGATTTAAAACAGGAATACGATGCAAATGTTTCATCGTTGCGCGGGATAGTTAAAGCCAATGAATCTACATACAGTTCAATTGAGACAAAAGGGAAACAGGCTGCTGACAATATTGGAAAAGAGTTCAATGTAAAAGTGGGTAAGGAATTTAAGGCGAGTGTTGAAGCTTCGTTAAAAATTAATTCTGATGGAATGATGACCGGATCTGATAATATTTTCAGTGGTTTACTCAGTGATTATAGCAATTTAAAAGAAGCGATTAAAAGCGACGACGGAAAGCTTCTTGCTGATTGGGGATATGAGACAAAAGAGGCTGCCGAAAAGTCAATTAAGCAAATGAAAAATAATATTGCATTACAATTTACTAGTCTATTTTCCCAAACATCCGGAATTGTAACAAGTGCAATTAAAAATATGAAGTCTGATTTGTCGGTGGGCATTGAAAGTCTGGTTGGCGACATCGGTCACGCAGTCGGTGCAGCTGGCGAATCAGCTGGGAATGTTTGGGTTGCTGTAATTGGCGAAGTGGTTGGAACGGCTGCCGATGTTCTGGCAATGCTTGACGAAGAGTATGACATTTGGGGAAACAAAGCTGAAGAAGCTGCAAAAAAATCAATTGATGCGTTTGATAAAATTAATCAAAGTCTTGATTTGTCAATACGAAAAACATCTGAATGGCTTGGACTGGTTCAGGAAAAAGACTATTCTAATATGTCAAAAGCAGATTTAAAAAACGAGCAATCATCAATCTCAAACAAAATGGCCGAAATGGTAAGTTCGTCAACCGGTGTTCAGATAACCGGACAAGATTGGATGAATTTAACCACTTTACCAAGCGATAGATACATCAGCGCAGATCAAAGTGTTTTGGATGCTGGTTTAAAAAATGGCAATTTAACACAAGGACAATATGACACACTGCAATACGTAAGGGGCTTGAAGGCTTCGAATGGAATTAGCACAATGGACACCTACTCTGGGTTTTCTAGTGCAATTTCAAAAACAAAATCTTCAAGCAGTAGCGCAATGTTCAATATTCAATCTGCACTAAACAATAATTTCAACGGAATAGATCCAATTTCCTCTCAGTCAAAAGACGATTTTCTTTCTGATCTACAAACACAGCTTGATACAAAGAAAATTACTGAGCAACAATATAACGATCTTTATTATCAAGCTGTATCAGGTACCGGGAATTTTAAAGGGCGCAAATGGGGTGGAATGGCCACTTCTGACTGGTTCTCTGCAGAAGAAAAAGCCAAAGCCGAGTTTAATTTGACAAATGTTGATTCTAGCCAGTCCTCATCAGGATCCAGTTTATTAAACTCTCTTCCATCGGTTCAGTCTGCACCAGTCAGCATTGTTGGTCAAGATGCAATTGCATCAGCTATGGCGCCACAAAACGATATGAATATCAATATCAATGTGAATAATTATATCGATCCAAATATCCCTATTAATCAAGATACCGCTCTGGTTTATTCTGAGCAAATTGCATCGAGTCTATCACGTGTATTAATTGCAAAGGGGGCGTACTAATGGCGGCACCAAGGGCATTAAACGGCGCTCCGACAACAATTACTGTTGACGGAGTTGATTTACATACATACGGCGTAACTATCACCAGTGTAGACAATCCGCTTCCACCTGCAATTGAATCATCGGTGAGCATTCTTGGCCGGGATGGAGTGCTTGACTTTACAAAAAACTATGGAGCCAGAACTATGACGATCCAGGGTGATATTACTGCGGATTCGCATAGTTTACTTATGGGTTATATTGATTCGCTCAATGCGCTTTTTAGATTGAGAGAGCGCGGCGAAACGTTTAAAGTTATTTTTTCAGATCAATCTGATCGATACTGGACTTGTCGATTTGATGGTTTTTCACCTAAATTAAAAACGTTGAAAAACTATGGACGCACTGCTAATTTTACACTATCGTTCAAACTTGCAAAGCCTTATGCTGAAGCAACTCAATTGACTCGAACATACAAAAGGTTGTCAAATAACACTAGCTTAAGAATTGACTATCCCGGATCAATTAAAACACCGATCAACCTGAATATATCACCGACTGAGGAAGTTAATTTACTTGATATTGTAACGGGCTTAATTTCATCTGAAAATTATTTAGCTTGGACATATTACAATGCCACAGGATCAAACAATAGCACAGATAGGCTATACGGAACAAACTCTGTGCAAGTGTCAAGAAGTTCAGCCGGTGAATACTATGCCGAGATTGACGTAACATCACTTATTGACACAAGTAAAAATTACGTGTTTTCATCGTACTGTATTAATGGTCTTGGCATTTTGAATATATTTTTGGACGATTTGTTTTACCAGGCTGAACCAACACTTGAAGGAAATACAGGTAGAACAGAACTAGTTGTCACTAGCGCAATGCTTAGTGGTGTAACAAGTATTAGAATGCAGCTTTGGAATGACGGATCACAAACAAGCTTTTCTATAGACGGAGCTTTTTGCTACGAATTACAAGCGTGTGATACTGATGGAGATTTAACCGATTTTGTTGCACCTCCTTACAAAATAAATTCCACTCTTTTTGTAAATCCACAAATAGAACTTTACAATGGAAGAAATATTTATCCTTATAATAACACAGAAGAACCGAATGCAAATGAATTTGTTGCTGCAATAAATGATCCTATAGGCAGTTCAAAAGTATTTATTTTGCAAAGCGCTGACAATACAACAAAGGTATATAACTCTGCAAAAGTCGATGTCATTCCCGGGAAATATTACAGGGTCTCTTTCGAAGCTATCACACGCAGATATGTTTCTATTGGAAGCCCATCAGGATTGAGTTGTTATGTCAACTTTGAGAATGAGCTGGGTGAATCAGTTGAAGATTCAACCGATATATCAACAGAAACTATGGTGTGGCAGCCGGTTTGGTTTAGAATTCAAGCACCTCAATCTAAAACAAGAATGTTCTTTGAATTAAGGTGCGTCAGATCAGAGTGTAAACTTTTCTTTAAAAACATAATGATCTACGAAGAATCTTCACCCTCAGAATCGTTCTTAACAGAATACATTCCACCAAATAAACGCAAGCAGGCCTATACAGGATCGTTTTATGAAGGAAGCGAATTGACGATCAACAATGAAAATTTGACTGTTGATGCGTCAAACCTCGGTACCGAATCAGTCGCAAATGGCATGAGTGGATTTTCTGGAGACAGGCTCGAATTATCGCCAGGGATAAACTATTTGCGCTTGCGCGACGCTCGAACTGGTGCAGCAAATCCAGAATCTGCATCAACCGGCACTTGTGCATGCTGGATATCTTACAGAGCGAGGTTTTTATAATGGTCTACATCGATCTTTTAAACAGCTCAAATGTCCGCGTTGCCAGGTTATCGCAAGAGGAATGCAATGCCAATATTCGTCGTGTGATTAATGGTGAATGGTCAATCAATATCATGTATCCAGTCAATCCACAAAACGACAAAATGCAATATTTTAATTTGCGTCGGGTCCGGGCGCGAGTGGTTGATGCTGAATCAATCGTGTATCAAACATTTTTATTGAGTAAACCACAGCTGCAAAAATCCGGAAACGGTTCAATTGTCCTCACTGTTGACGGGGTGCATTATTCACAAATGCAGATGAAAACCGAAGTAATTACGGGCGTTCATGATTTTTCAGGAGAACAGGCCAGTGTTATTTTGGCCCGGATTTTTTCATTTTCATCTGTTTATACTTTGGGTACCTGCCCTACTACAGCTCCGGTGTCACTAAAACTATCTTGGGAAACTGTTCTAAGCGGATTCCAGAAAGTGATTGACGCAACCAAACTCGAATATGACATCGACGAATCAACCAATACGATTAATTTCTATTCCGCACTGGGATCAACTACGAAATACATTCACATCCGGGAAGGAAAAAACCTGAAATCAATCAAAATGGTTTCGTACAATGATAATGTGATCAACAAAATCTATGGTATAGGTGGGGGTGATCACCCTGTTTCCATTGCAGGCGCAAGGCATCGCATTCAATCCGTATTGGGTCAAGTGGTATCAGTGGATCACAATAAATTACTATCGGAAAACGACGCTCTAAACGCGCTTAGAATCAAAATCGAATCCGGAGTACTTGCAGGATCATTCTTTACGATTACCGATTGCTCAAAAGGTATCAGTTATGATTCTGTAACGGTTTCCGGGACAATTTCAAGCCTTTCTGCAGGTGACACAATTTCTATTTGCAAAAGTGATAATTCGTATGTAAATTATATAGAAGCCCCAAGCTCTGTTTCGTCCTACGGGATGCTGACGGACGTGTATAAAAATTCCAAATATTCTGATACGATTAACTTAGTAAAAACATCTACGTTAGATGGCGTTTATTCTGCTGGTTTATGTCAGGATTTTACATTGTCCGGAAGCCCTACCGTATCGCGCAATACTAACAACGACTATATAAAATACGGGTCTGCTTCACAGCGAGTTCAATGTACTGTTGACGGACAAGGAATTTATCAAGCTACATCGTTAGTGCTCAACCAGTACTATATTGTAAAGATTTTTTGCTACGTTGCATCCGGCTCAGTTCGGGTCAGGTTTGCTATGGGTTCGAGTACGTGGGAAAGTGCAATTGTAAGTAGCGGTACTGGATGGCAAATGTTATCAATCAACTTTCTCGCATCGACTACATCAATCACAATCTCAATTCTGCAAAACGGAGCAACGGCAACAGAATTTTATCTGGATGCAATGCAAGTCTCTCCCACCATTCCAACTACTGATGGTGCAGGATATGAGGATCGCAAGTTTGTAAAGGGCTCAGAGCAGCTTGATTTGTGGTTTGAAACTTACGACAGACTAATGACTACCAAACTTCCCAGAGTCGAATACACGGCAAATTTCGTTGATTTAAATCGGATCTCGCCGAGTGATTACCCGTTTGAAAAAATCGATCTTGGCGACACTGTTTTAATAACAGACGAAAATATTGGAGCCAATGAGGTACCGGCTCGAATTACTCAGTTAAATTACAACATATTCAAACCTGAATTGACAGAACACGCTATAACAACGAGTGCAACATGAAGCTTGAAGACGTTCTTCTTGATGTAAAGCGGCGACTCATTGATATAGAGTCAAGATTGAATACTGATCGAAGTAAAAATATTTCTATTCCAGGATCGAGTCTTGGCTTAACCAGTGCAAGACGAATCCCTATTTCTGGAAATGATTATTATATCAATTTTGATGGAAATGCGCGACTTAGAGATGTTGTTTCTGATTACAATATAGCCACATTTGAATATACTGGATTTGTTGACAGATCAAGTAGTTCGATTTCGTTTAATTCGTCAACAAGACTATTTACAATAAGCGCTGTTTCTGGTACTTTTAAACTGTATCTTTCAGGCACACAATTTAATATTGAGTCAAGCGCAGTAACTCTTAGCAATGCAGCCGGACTGCACGTTGTTTATTATAATTCATCTGGAGAGCTTCAGGAAAGCACTTCAATGTGGGATATTCTTTCCGGAATTGCTCCGGTAGCCATGCTGTATTATAATGGCACAAGCTGGCGCGTAATGGATGAACGACATGGTTGTGTTATGGATGCAGCAACACACGACTATCTCCACAATTCAGTTGGCGCAAAATACGGATCTGGTTTTACTGGGACGTTTGGAAATTCCACATTTACAATTACCGACGGTATTTTTTATGACGAAGATATAAAGCATTCAATCACCCAAAAAACACAATGCGCAGTATTTTACAGAAGTGGAAGCTCATTCTTCTGGACTGATTTACAAAACGCATATTTCTATAGTAGTGGTGGAAATATTTACTATGATAACGCGGGCACTGTTACTCCTGTTCCTGCAAACCAGTACGCAGCATATTACATCCTTGCCACAAACGACATCGGCAGCCCGATAATATCTATTATGGGTCAGCGTACAGACACGACTTATGCAGACGCTTTGGCAAATAGTTCTTTTAGTAGCCTCTCACTTGGAAGTTTGCCGTACAAAGAATTTCGACACCTTTACACTGTTATAATGAGAAATGATGCAACACCATACGAGGCGGCGATTGATCACAGAGTTGATTCATCATTAGGATCTTCAACGGTTGCATCAGATCACACACTACTCACAAATTTAAACAGTGCAAGTTATTATCACTTAACTCAAACACAAACACTCGACTTGACTGATTTGGGTGATACGTCTTTACACTATCACAGTTCCGATAGAGATAGGGCTAATCACACCGGATCACAGGCAATAAGCACTATTACAGGGCTTCAGACTGCAATTGATGGAAAGCAGCCTGTCGATTCTGATTTGACCTCGATCGCAGCACTTACACCATCATCCGGACAGGCTATTTTTTACAATGGATCAACTTGGACAGCTCGAACTTTACAAAGTAGTGATTTGCCAGCAATAGCGATCACTGATACTTTTGTTGTTGCTTCACAAAGTGCGATGCTTGCCTTAACTGCTCAAACTGGAGATGTTGCAGTTCGGACTGATTTAAGTAAGTCATTTATTTTGCGCGGGACAAATCCTGCGACGCTTGGAGATTGGCAAGAGCTACTTACCCCGACGGCCTCAGTTGTTTCGGTTGATGGTCGAACTGGTGCAGTTGTACTATCTGATTTGTATGCAAATATTTCGCACAGCCAAGCAATTAGCACTATTACGAATCTTCAAACTACACTTGACAACAAACAAGGTCTTGATGCTACGCTCACAGCTCTGGCCGGATTAAACACATCAGCTGGATTTGTTTACCAAACCGGAACAGACACATTTACAAAATATGGATTTGGTGCAGCTGCGAATACAGTTTGTCAAGGCAATGATAGTAGGTTATCTGATGCAAGAACACCAGTAGCTCACTCTCAGGCCATTAGCACTATTACCGGTCTGCAAACCGCATTAGATAGTAAAAGTGATAGTTCACATAACCATGATCATGCTGTACTGTCAAATTTAAATAGTGCAAATTATACACACCTATCAGCTACACACGCAACTGATTTAACTGATACTGGAGACACAGCATTACACTACCATGCATCAGATAGAAGCAGGGGTAACCACACAGGCTCTCAAGCAATTAGTACTGTTACTGGTTTACAAACAGCTCTCGACGGCAAGTCTGCAACGACCCACAACCACAGCGGAGTCTATGAGCCCGTTCTGGGCTCAAGTTCGAGCTCTTACGCTTTACGAGGTGATAGACAGTGGTTTTTATTTAACGATGCGGTTCGGGCAGCTATTTGGAGTGGCTTAACTACTAGTCGTGTTCCTTATTTTAATGGTACTAACCTTGTTGACACTGTTTTACAATATGGTAGCAACTCGATAGGTATCAGAAAAGCTCCCAATGTCTGGGGCACAAACTTCTCAGCATTTGAGATAGGGAATATGTCTTTGTGGGCGAACTACAGTACAGTTGATGGTTATGGGGTTTTTTTATCAAATAATAGGTACCACAGTGGAGCTGGTAACTATCCGATGGTCTCTGGGTCTAGTAGCAGCTACGAACAGGATGGCAGTGGCCATGTTTGGTATTCGAACACTGGCTTAACTGCGGGTACTGTATTTACTCCTACTGAACGAATGAGGTTAAATGCATCTGGGTTACGTATCGGCTTTACAACAGATGAAGCGTGGAATACATATTATAAGGTTTTACAGGTTGGTAATGGGTTATCTCTTTTTAGTCCAACTGCAAGCGGATACGGTTATTTACAAACTAATTGTTTTTTGAATGCATCAGATCAATACATTGCAAGATTTACTGGTGGTTCAATTCATCAAGAAATGGGTTACGATTCCATACGGTGGTATATAGCTCCAAGCGTAACAGCAGGATCAATTTTAGCATTTAGACAGAAAATGTCTTTGACTGGCTCAACACTTTTACTTGATGGTGGAGTATCAACTCCAACAGGGACCGCAACACCGTTTAATTTAAATTTAGGATTAACTTATTCACCTAACAAATTAGCGTCATCATGTAAAGTGATATTATATAATAGTGGTTCTGAGTATTATGGATTTGGCATTGGTAATGATGCGGATGTTCAATATCATACTTGGGGATCTGTTAACGGTTCACATAGATTTTATATACAAAATGTTGACAAAATGCGGATTGCTGCTGATGGAAATACCACGCACTGGAATCGTAATATAATATTATGGTCGCCATCAGATACTCAATACAATACTTCCAACCTTGAAATAATGTCTGATGCGATAACATACCCAACAAGATATCCATCGATAGGTTTTCATCGTTCAGGTATTGATGCAATGACGTTGATATTTAGAGGTCTCAATGCTTCTTACATACCAGTATTAAATATTAGATCTATTACTTCTGCAACTGAATATGCAATATGGCATCAAGGAAACCTTGTAGGTACACAGAGTGCACATAATCATAATAGACTTGAAGCTGAAGGATATGAGGGCACTTATTATATTCGAGCCAATTGGACACCTATCAATGGTGATTACAAATGGAGATTAACATGTAATTATAGTGATCCAGAAGTATCTGTTGGTCATGCAGATTACGCAACAACTGCGGGAACTGCTGATACAGTAGATGGATTTCATTTAGGAAATATAACAAATTGGAATTCTTTAAATTCAATAGGTGCAGTGGTAGGAAATCTTGCATGGAAAAACTATGGTAATAATCATACAATTTTTGATGCATCAAATGGGATTAGCCCAAATGGGGTTGTAATAAACAATACCAATTCTCAATATGCATGGTCTGCCACATTTCCGACTTTAATGGGATGGAATGGTGCAAGTACTTATGGTGTTAGGGTTGATTCAGCAAGAGTTGCAGATAATGCAGATACTCTTGATGGATACCATTCATCAAGTTTTCAACCAATATTATCATTAAATGCTCAATATATCCCTGTCTCTAATGGTGGATCATCACTTGTAAACTCATCCATCTATAATTATAATGGGACAACATTTATTGACCCCTCAGCGGTTTCATCATCAAATTATAGTGATGGTTTACGAATTGGTAGGTCAACAGCAGGATACAGTTTAGTTGCTTTGGGTTGTGCTAATAGCTATAATGGTACCCAAAATGGCCAATGGACAATTTACTCTGATACTGCTTCTAGTGGTTATCGTTTTGTAATCAATCATCAGGCTCCCTCTACTAATGTTGATAGGTTTGTAATCGGTTCATCGGGTGCAACTGTAATTACTCCAGACGGATCAAGCGGAGTCAGATTTGATTATGGTTCTGGGTCGAATAGAATAACTGGGCTGGCCTCTATACCGTTACAACTTGTTTGTGGTAGTAATACTGCAACTGTAGGTTCCGATGGGTTTAAGACCTCTTCCCCTTCCTACGGGTCCATGTTTGATTACACTTTAGGAGTTAGTGTGCCAAGTATAGGGGTATCTTATACAGCTGTACCTGATAGTGATTATGGTAATACTGCTTTTACTATTTCTAATGGAGTTATGACGTGTACCAGAGCTGGTAAGTACTCTGTTAGGTTTAATACAAATGTTGCTACTGATTATGCTTACCCTCAGTTGATTTATGTTAATTTACAAATGCGTCAGGATTCTGGGCAAGCGTGGCAGGTTTATGCGGAGACATCTTGTTATGCAGGTTTAACTCAGGATAACTCAAAACATTTGTCATGTGAGTGTGTAATGGATCTAGACATTGGTAGTCAAGTACAATTGGTTACTTCTAAATCAGGATCAGGTTCTCAATTCGTTACTACAGTTTATTTATCTGGAGTTTCGGTAATAGCTACGAGGTTAGTATGAAAACTAATAAAAGGAGCGTATATGCAAAGAATTTATGAAGACATCAACACAATGAACTCAATTGTAAGAGCGATGGAGACCACTCAAACAATGGGTACTGTTGTTTCCCGTTCCGATGTTTTAACTGAAGTTGATCTTGTCAGAACAAGAATTAAAAACTCTTGTAAACGCCTAATGGATTTGATGACAGATGAGGAAATGACAAGGCTGGATGTTGCACCTGTAATTAAAATGTTTGGAGAGAATATTAAACCAGACATTGTTAAATTGCTCAGAAGATAATTCACTTTATTTTTAATTTACACAAGGAGTAGTCAAAATGGTTAATCAGAATCAGGTCACAATCGAACAGATAGAATCAATGCACTCTGCCGACACTGGGAACATTGTTAAAATTCTTGGTCGAAAAGATGATTTAATCTCTAATTTGCTACGTGAAAATATCGCATTGCGTAAAGATATTGAATCGATAAAGCAGGAAGTTGAAAAGCTCAAATCAAAAATAGAAACAGCTAAACAAGGCAAATAAAAATGACTGATATTTTTACAGATACAATTAACCTTGCCTGTGCGATAGGTGGAGTACTTGGAGTAGCTTACACTGCTTACCAAATAGGTAAAGGTAAATCGTGTTATGTAAAAATATCTGATTGTAAAGAGCTTCACGAGTCTATACAAGATGAAATTAAAAAGGAGGTTGATCTTGTAATCGAAAAGGTACTAACCGAATCTAATAAAAGAGAATTGGAAGATGTAAAGCTACATGAAAAAATTGATTCCGTTAACATAAAAGTTGCCACAATTGAGGGTAAAATTTCAAAAAGGAATGCATCATGAAACGAATTGTATTGAGAGTTTTATTTGTGTTTTCACTTGGACTCATGCTTGTTCCGACACTTGTTTTTGCTGGAACAAATGAGGTTTTAAATCAGCCAAATATCATGAAGTGGGTACTTGGCATAACTGGTACTGGGCTACTTGGAAGTATTGGGTATATCCTTAAATTTAGGAATGCCATTAAAGAGATATCTGAGTTCGCTATTGAACTTAAAAAATACATCAGTAAGCAAGCCGAGTCGGCTGATTTGAAAGTTGTAAAAACCGAGGGTCACGAAGCATTTGATTCCATTGCTGATATTATCGAAAAAGTCGGAATGAAAAAACAGGCTGAGACACTTCGAAATTTGCTATAATGTCAAACCCGTTTCATTTTGAGGCGGGTTTATTTTCTTCCTTCTATTTTTAATACCCATATCGTTAAGTAACTCAACCATATAATAACGAATCACATCCCGGACCAGATCACTGCAACTATTTGATTGAATGCCCTGCCCCATTTGTTTTAAAACTTGCGCCATTGATACTGCTTCGGTATCCTCTAAAACACTCAAAACTTTGTGGATATGCTTTATACTGTCTTCGGTACCGCAATAAGCAGCGAGCAGTATTATTGCGCTCATGGTATAGGTATACATCGGTTTGATGTAAAATTCCCGGCTTTGTACGATTTGGATTGAACCTACATCTAAATTACTTAGTGTGTAAACTGTATCAGGGAGAAATACAGATCGGTGCTCGACAGTATATTTCCAGAGTAGGTTTACATCGATTTTGAAATTTTCGGCAATGTCAATGTCGATGTATACTAAGTGCGAGTTCATGAAGTAGTGTTTCATGGTGTTACCTGAGTTCTTTCAATTGCCTTGGTCTCGAAAAACTTTGTTATGTATGCCCCTGTCAATCTGTAAATAACCTTATATTCTACTTTAGTTTCACCAAAAACAACAGGGATTACAAGAGAACACGATTGACCTATTTGTAATTTGGCACAATTATATGCTTCGTCAAATTTTTCATCAGGGCATTTGTTCATTAAAGGAATAACATAATCAGTTTGAACAATTAATTCACTTATCCTTGATCCTCTGGCAATAATTGACGGTGCGTGATAAAGATCTTTAGTTATTTCTTTTAATCCTCCTTTTGCCACAGTGTGGGACCTATTATTATAATCAATATAAACAGCATCATCCCATTGAATTTTTAGATTTTCTTTTGAGTTATTTACAATCTCGATTCGAAATCCACTACCATCGATTTTTGTTTTTAAGCATATAATATTATCAACGTAATCAAAGTTTTTATTTGCAATATTGTCATTAATATATTCACCGTCAATTATTTTTTCACAGCTTGGCAAATTCATTTGAAATGTGGTTTCGTAAGATATTTTGAAAACACAATTTGCAAATAATAGAATTATTGATACAATGAAGAATCTCATAGCAACCTCACCCGCTCATAGAAATTAAAGCTTTTACATTGTGGAAATTTTGACAATTATATATGATGCACCCCGATAACATCCCCTTAATATACTGGTCCCACATGTTTTTCAAAATATCCTCTTTGGTCATTACAATACAATTCAGTGGCTTATTTAATGGAGCGCGTCATCAGGTTGCTTTGATCTTGGCCTGAATTTAACGCGCTCTTGGTTCTCCTCTTGCTGCTTTTTATTATCATGGTGTGTGTTTGATGAGGGACCTGCGACGCTACGCAAAGTTATACTTAGTGTTTCAATTACTCTCTGCTGTGATTCTGCCAATGATAGAACTTTGTCAAGTTTTGAATTTTGATCTGAATACATTCTTGATGCAAGTTCTATCAAATCGTTTTTATTACCAGGATTATCCGGAGGTGGATGATTCGGTAAGCTCTCTTCTGATTTTTCAAAAGCGGTGTACATTTGTCCTTCACCGGTAATGAGCCAATTTAGATTTATTTCAGGCAGACTTGTTTTAAGTGTTTGAAAAACTTCAGTTCCTGGCTGCTTGCCTTTATTAAATATATCAGACATATAAGCTGTTGAAATACCACACTTTAAGGCTAATTGTGATTTATTCAATCCAGCTTTGGCCCGCACCTGTTCGAGCCGTTCAGAAATATTACTCATGGATTCCTTTCCGCTATAGTTAGGAAAATGTTTGACATTCTAACTTTAGATAACTATATTTAATTATGATTAGTCATAACTAAAATATCAACAAATTTCATCAAAAATAATAAGGAGTGAGTCACAATGCAAAAAAAAGCTGTTAAAGTAGAAATTAAAAAGCGTGGAGCCAAGCCGCTACAGCGTTATGATGAGCGAATTGATGCTGTGAATAAGAAAATGAAAAACTTCAGAATCACAGTTGCTGAGTTCCGGAGAGAAATAAGTCCTCAGATTTTTTCATACAATAGTTTGAATATTAAACTGAGAAAAGAAATTGGATTACATGAAAGCGAAATTGTCGCTATTGAAAAGGCTATATCAAAATTTGAAAAAAGCGTAATCAAAAACATGTAACTCCCAGGTGAATTTATGGCAATAATTATAAATGACTGGGATAAATACTTTGAAAATTCACAGTCGAAAAGGTGGGAAAATTTGCGATGGGTTCCAATTCCGAACAAGCAAGGTTTGGGATATAAGAAGATTATGCAGCAAAAAAACGGCGCTGAGATCTTCGGTTGCTGGATTGCGATGGTTGAGTGCGCTTCTCGTCAAAATCCGCGCGGAATTATCGAAATGTCAATAGAAGATCTTTCTTTAGAGACGATGATTAATCACACAACACTATTAAATTCAATAACATATCTTTCAAATACACTTCATTGGGTATGTGTTGACTCAGAGCAGACTATGAGTGCAGTGTGTGCACGCCATACATCACCCCCCAAACACGGTTCTATTCTATTCAATTCTATTCTTACTAATTCTTCTGTATTAAAAGAAGAGGATTCCAAAGGAGAAACAAAAATCTGGCGTGACGATATCGATATTTATTTTGATTTGGTTAAAGCTGCTCACGACAAATTTAAAAAAGATCCAGATCTAGTTTCAAAGCATGAGCGGCTAAATCCAAATGTAGACATTCTTCTCACTGTTGAAAAAGCTGTCGTGACTTTTTGGGGTACCGAAGCAGGGTGGAAGCATAAAAAGAAATCACGCACAAAAGAAATCGATATGGTTGCAACTTTGATTAATTCCATTTCGCAGCAGATGAACAAAGTTTATAAGCCGCGAGAAAAACCAGATTACCGGGAAGAACAGAAAAAAAAGGAATTTAACGAACATTACAAACCCATTCCGATGTTGGAGTTATGAATTTAAATTTATACAATGCAGCAGGCGTACCAGAACGCCACAGAACGTTTCGACCCGACCAGAGCACAGGCTCAGAGTGGTCTAGGCTGTATGAGGCTCTGAAGCAGAAATTAGATGGTGGTGTAATAATCCCCATTGTTGGAGTTCGTGGAGCTGGAAAAACTCAGCTTGCATCGTGCCTGATCGGACACTGTGCCCACAATTTAGAAAAAACATGTTTGTATTCTAAATCAACTGACATTTTCCTAAGAATCCGCGAATCTATGCGCACTGATGGTGATTCTGAGCGGTCTGCAATCACTGAGTATACAAAACCATTCTTCCTTGTGATTGACGCTTTTGAAGTAAGATCTGACAGTCAATTCGAAAATAGGATGATGGATCACATTATCGATAAGCGTTACGATTCAATGAAATCCACAATAATTATTTCGAATGATACTCCTGAGCAGCTTAATAAGCAGCTTGGACCCTCAATCTGTGATCGTGTTTTAGAGACTGGTGGAATGGTTGTTTTGACTGGTTCAAGTTTTAGAGGAAAAAGTGTTAAAAAATAATTCGCTTTAGTTACATTTTTTTCTTTCACTTCAATCTATAGCGAAGTATATTTAATTATAGTTAGCAACAACAATTAAAAGGAATCGCAAAATGAACGAATATAGCTGGCAAGAAGAAGTCGAGATGGAAAGAGAAAGGCTCTTTGAGAAGTTGTACGGCACACCTGAAGAAATTCAAGAGTGTAATAATTTTGCTGAGTTCGGTGCAGACTGGGGAATAATATCTGGTTGTGATGGTTGCAAACAAACTATTGAATGTTCAATTGCTTATAAAAATTTCTATTCTTTTGTGGGGTGATCTATGACAGTTGCAGATTTCGTTGGTTTGATTATTCTTGGTTGTATCGTTTGTTTTTTCCTTAAATACGTCATCATAAACAGGAGTTAATTATGAAAATCTCAATCAGTAAAAACGGTGAATTTGTCTGTATGTTGACTAACGTAGAATCAACAAAACCATTCGAAGTTGAAGGGATTAATTTTCTCGACGTTAAACTTTACAACGTGAATGAACCTGTTTCGTTCTGCAATTGTCAGTTCGAAGTTGAATGTGAGATGCCCTGGGATTCTCAGATTTTCACAAACAAGCTCAAATATGAGATGGTTGATGCACTTTACACTTTGATTGATTTCGACAGTCCTGAATTTATTCAGAGTTTGCACGCGTAAATTTAAAGCGCATAGAAATATGTGCATTGTTTTCTAAACTTTTAAAAGGAGTTGCTATGAGTGGAGTAAATAAGACCCATTGGAAGCAAAATTTTGATTACAAGTACACTGGAGCCTACGAACTTGAACCTGGTGAAGAAAGAACGCTCACTATTGCACGCACTGCAAGTGAAAAGGTCAAGGATACTCGCGGTGACGAACAGGTTTGTTTAGTTGCGTATTTTCGCGAACACAGCAAACCAATGGTGCTAAATAAGACCAACTGCAAAACAATTGAAAAGTTGTATGGGCCATTTATTGAGGAGTGGGCAGGTAAGCGTATTGTCATTATGTCAAAAAAAGTAAGTGCATTTGGTGACGAAGTTGACGCGTTGAGAGTAAAAAAATCTCTTCCAAGCCCGGAAATAAAAATTAATTCTGAGCTGCTTGCACTTAAAATAAGGGCTTGCACTACGCTTGACGAACTCAAAACAACTTTTACTTCATTGACTCCACAAGAACAGGCTGTTGTAGTTGCAGTAAAAGACGAAATGAAAAACAAATTAACCTCAGAACAGGCAGTAAAATAATGGCAGAGATAAAACTTGAATCACTAGTAAAAATAAAAAGCTCCAGACATGATTATATAAAAAATGGCTCACTTGGATTTGTTTGTCAAATAGATCAACATAATAAATGTCTTTCACACTGTATACAAACATGTTGGAGTTTTGGGTGGTATCACAAAGATGAAATAGAGTTGGTAGAAATGGGGGCTCAAGTTGAAGAAATTTGAATATCCACAACTTAGCCTTCAATGGCTTAGGTTTCATGCAGGTAAAATATCAGGCACTCGGTTTGGTGCAATTCTTTCTGGAAAAAAGAATCGTTTAATCTATGAGCTTATGGATGAAAAACTAAACGGTGTTATGGCGAATGATGGAATTATAACTGATGATATGCAATATGGAATCGACAATCAATCACTCGCTCTCGAACTATACGAAGAAAGAACCGGGATTGAATTAACTGAAGGAATCACACTTCAATCTGACGTTGACGAAATTCACATGGCTTCATCTGACGGCCTTTCAATGGATGAAACTATTGTGCAAGAAGTAAAGTGTACTCAGAACGGTTACATTCATCTGGAACGAATCTATGAAGGTGTGGACCAGAAATATATAGCTCAGTGTATTAATTACTTTGCAGTCGAGCCCACAATTAAAGAGGTTCATTTCATTTCGTATTGTGGATTCAGACCAGAGCGGCCACTACACATTGTAAAGTTGTACCGCTACATGTTTACTAACGAAATTGAAAAAGGTTTGCGCGGAGTTAGAAAGATGCAAACCGAACTAAACGAACTACTCGAAAAACATTCATTTTAATATTTGGCGCCGTCCGGGTGGATATTGGCCGGTGAACTAAAATAAGTACAGTGGAAAAGAACGCCGGCCAATCGCCAATTTAATAAAGGTTGATAGAATGAAAATAAAGGAAAAACTACCATGCAAATCTTCTCGCTGTGTTAATAAAACATGGCGCCAGAATTTCGGTTGTAATAAATGTGAGTTGAATAAAACAAAAGGAAAATCAAAGTGAAAATCATTAAATTAATTGCAGAAAATGTAAAGAAGCTCAAAGCTGTCGCAATCAACTTGGCTGACCAATCAGTGATAAAAATCACCGGTGCAAATGAACAGGGAAAAACAACTATTCTTGATTGTATTTGGTGGGCACTTGGCGGCACTAAAGATATTCAGGAAAAGCCGATTCGGGAAGGTCAGGACAAGGCTAAAATTACTCTTGATTTGGGTGATTTGATTGTCACTAGAAAATTTCTTGCATCAGGCACTACTGTTGAAGTTGCGAATAAAGAAGGTGCTGTTTTCAAGTCGCCTCAAGCTATCATTGATGCGTTGGTTGGTCGATTGTCATTTGATCCACTTAAATTTGCCAAGTCAAAACCTGAAGATCAAATGAACACTCTTTTGTCGGTTACTCAGATGAAAGTTGACAATGCAAAGTTATGTCAGATCACAGGCGAAACGCTCCAGGAAGTTGATAATCCGATTAGTGCAATTAATGGTGCATATAAGGCGGTTGAGGAAAAACGCCGTGATGTCAATAGAGATTTGAAAAATATTGAATCTCAGTTGTTGCCACTTGCTGAAGTAGTTGAGACTAAGCCGGTTGACATTGTTGAGCTTGTTGCAGAAAAAGAGCGTATTGCAAATGTAAATAGTGACAACAACAAAGAACGCGAGTTGATTACGCTTTATACTGGGTATGTAAAAACTTCCGAAGAGCAGATAAAATCTTCCATTGATGAAATTATGATGCTCGAAAAAAAGATGATTGACGCAAAAAATAGATTAGAATCATTTAAAAAAGTTAGGGACAAAAATCAGTCTGAACTTGACGCACAGGCCAAGAAGGTTTCTGGGTTGGTCGATTTGGATTTGTCTGAAGTAACCGGAAAAATACAGGCTGCAGACCAAATAAACCGCATTGCTCAAAACTGGGAAAGAAAAGTCCAGTTGCAAAATCAGGAAAAGCAGCTCGCAGTGAAATCTGATCACTTTACATCTGTTCTGGAACAGGTTAAAAAATATAAAGAAGATCTTGTTTCTTCGGTGAAATTTCCAATTAAAGGGCTTGGATTCTCTTCTGCTGGAGTTACACTTGACGGGTTACCATTCGATCAGGCTTCCAGTGCTGCAAAACTACGGGCGTCAGTTGCGATTGCTATGGCTCTAAATCCGAAACTTAGGGTGATCCGGATCGATGATGGTTCATTGTTGGATAGTAAATCCATGGCGATTATAGAAGAAATGGCAAAGGATAATGACTATCAAGTCTGGATTGAAGCTGTGGACGAATCTGGCAAAGTCGGATTGTTTATTGAGGATGGTCAAATTGTGAGTAATAATTATTCGCTTTAGCGCACTTTTTTCTTGCGCAATCAATCTATAGCTAATTATATTTAATTATAGTTAGATACAACAATTAAAAAGGTGTGAAAATGAATAAATCAATCATCATCAGAAGTAAAAAGGAGCTCGCAAACATGACACAAGAATCTCGGGATAGATACTATAGTCGCAAGTCAATTAAGCACAGCTCTGACATGTGTTGGTATTGCTGGATTTGGTTTGCTGGGTTGGCAATAATCGCTTTGGTTTCATCTTGCGGTGCTGAAATTTTGCACGGGATTAGGAGTTTCTTATGAAAGTTATACAAGTTGAAGGTGGTGTGTGGCTTAATACTTCACTTATTGAAAATTTTGTTGATATGACGAGAAATGATGAAAACCCTGTAGTTTTCATCATAACAACAACAGGCAAATCATACAAATATCTTGGAACTGAAGATATGTTTATGAATGAATTAGGATTGGTGTAAAATGAGTTATCAGAATTTCCTTGAATCAAAAATCTGTCTGTCAAGAAAAACAGGTTTTAGTGTTGACCAGTCCGAAATGTCAACACTATTGAAACCACACCAGTCTGATATAGTTCGCTGGGGCTTAGAAGGTGGAAGGCGTGCAATTTTCGCAAGTTTTGGACTTGGGAAAACATATATGCAACTTGAAATAGCTCGCATTATTCAGAAAAAAGAAGCTGGTAGACAATTGATAATATGCCCGCTTGGTGTTCGCTATGAATTTATTTCACACGCTCCAAATCTTGGTTTTAACTTGCAATTTGTAAACAGATCTGAACACGTCAATTCTGATGGTGCCTACATTACAAATTACGAATCAGTCAGAGATGGAAAACTTGACGTAAATCTATTTAATACAGTCTCACTTGATGAAGCTTCTGTTTTGCGTTCGTTCGGTTCTAAAACATACCAGACTTTTTTAGGCTTATTCAATGGCATTAAGTACAAGTTTGTCAATACTGCTACGCCTGCGCCGAATGAATTCAAAGAGCTTATTCACTATGCTGGATTCCTTGGGGTGATGGATACAGGGCAGGCTTTAACAAGGTTTTTTAAACGCGATTCAACGCAGGCAGGAAATTTGCAGTTGCACCCACATATGGAAAAAGAGTTCTGGTTATGGGTTTCATCTTGGGCGATATTTATAAATAAGCCTTCTGATTTGGGTTACTCCGATGAAGGTTACGATCTGCCTAAATTGCATGTTCATGAGTGTATTGTTACCACAGAGTCAAGAGTGTACGAAGATCGCGACGGACAACTAAATTGCATGCCAAATGCTGCGCTTGGACTAAAAGAAGCTTCAAAAGAAAAACGCGATTCAATAGACTTGCGCGTTGCTAAAATGCTTGAAATTGTCAATTCAAAACCTGATGAGCATTTCATTTTGTGGCATGATCAGGAATCTGAACGAGTCGCAATAAAGAAAGCTCTTCCTGAAACAATCGAAGTTTACGGTTCACAGGATTTGGAAATTAGGGAGCAAAATATTATTGACTTCTCAAATGGATTGACAAAATATCTGGGAACAAAACCTATTCTTTCAGGATCAGGATGCAACTTTCAAAAGCACTGCTGCAATGCAATATTCGTAGGAATTGGATTTAAATTTAATGATTGGATTCAGGCTGTTCATAGAATTTACAGATTTCTACAGACGTTCGAATGTCACATTTATTTGATATTTACAGACACGGAAATAGAAGTGCTTAAAACACTCATGCGTAAATGGTCACAACACAAAAAGATGGTGGAAGAAATGACAGAGATTATAAAAAAATACGGGCTATCTCACTCTGAGATGGCTTCAGAATTAAAAAGATCGCTCGGTGTAAAGCGCGTTGTATCAAAAAGTCAATTGTTTACCGCGGTTAATAATGATTGTGTTGACGAAACAAGTAGAATCGAATCAGATTCTATTGATTTAATTCATACATCAATACCGTTCAGCAACCATTATGAATACACTCCGACTTATGAAGACTTTGGACACAATCAGAATAATGACAGGTTTTTTGAGCAGATGGATTTTCTCTCACCTCAACTATTGAGAGTGTTAAAACCTGGTCGAGTTGCTGCAATACATGTAAAAGATCGTGTACAGTTTGGAAATGTTACTGGTTATGGAATGCCAAGTATGGATCCTTTCCACTGCACCTGCATTGAGCACTACAGAAGACATGGTTTTATTTACTTTGGAATGATCACGGTTGTTACTGATGTTGTCAGGGAGAACAACCAAACATACCGACTAGGATGGTCTGAGCAGTGCAAGGATGGCTCTAAAATGGGTGTGGGTTGCCCTGAATACATTCTACTATTTCGTAAATTGCCAACAGATAGATCAAAAGCATATGCTGACGAAAAGGTTGAAAAATCAAAAGATGATTATACCCGGGCACGTTGGCAAGTAGACGCACATGCGCTTTGGAGATCATCAGGAAACAGGCTTCTTTCTGCTGAAGAAATGGCCAAGTATCCACCAGAAGTATTATCCAGAGCATTTACAGAGCATACTTTGAATAATATTTACAACTACGAGCACCATGTAAAGATTGGTGAAGAACTCGACTTAAAAGGATGCCTACCGAGTTCGTTTATGACTCTTGCACCTGGATCATGGCAGGAAGATGTATGGCATGATGTGTGCAGAATGATTACGCTTAATTCAGATCAGGCTCAAAGAAATCTGAATCAGCATATTTGCCCTTTACAGTTTGATATTGTTGACAGAATTATAACAAGATACTCCAATAAAAATGATCTTGTTTATGATCCTTTTGGCGGGCTTGGAACGGTTCCATACAGGGCAATTAAATTAGGTCGTCGCGGTATGTGTTGCGAACTCAATCCAATTTCTTACGCGGATTCTCTCTCTTATCTGAGATCTGCCGAAGAACAGGCAACAATGCCAAGTTTGTTTGATTTTGAAAACATTAGTGCGGCTTAAATTATGTCACTAACAACAAACTCTGAAGCAATCTACACCGGAAGCCGCACGATTGGAGGGCTTCCAGCAGATCAAGCTGAACATTGGTGCGAAAAGAATTATCAGGTTCTTGGAAACTTAGTTTACCAGATGACACTAGGAAAACTACCTGATAGACTAAAAGCGCAATCTCAGGTTTTCGAAATGCGCAGGCACTTCATGCGTGATGAATGGGATCAATACAGAAATGCATTGGAAGAGTTAAG